GATGAGGTCGGCGCTCACTGCTTGGTCATCGTCCGGCCAGCAGTGGCGCGCATGGCCTGCATGTTCTGCAGCAACTGCTGGCCGATGTTGCTGGTGATGCTGTCGAGGCTGCCCGGCTCTTTCTCCAGGGCCACGCAGACCAACGCCAGCGCCACGGTAATGGTGTTGATTGCGCGCCCCGGCGTCTCGCCGAGTTCGCTCATGACGCCGAGGAAGATTGTCTCGGCGCACTCCATGCACGGGATGTTCTTCGCGCGCAGGATCGGGTCAGCGTTCGGGTCGTCCGAATGCACCAGATTGAACGGGGCGATGCTGGGCTTGCTCACTGGCCCGCCTTCCGCATTGGCAGGCCGTTGTGCAGCGTCGGCAGGCGGACCACGAACATGGCCTCCACCCGCGTCGCAGCGCCTTTGCCGCTGTTCCCGCTGATCTGCTCGACGACCGGCCTGACATCATGGCCGTACCGCGCCCACACATCGCGGATCTTGTCGGCCAGGCGCTGGGCGCCGTCATGCGTCAGCGTGTTGTGTTCGACCAGCGCCGGCCCCGGGTGGAACGGCGGGTGCGGCAGCGGCTTGCCGGGGCTGTTCAGCGTGCGGTTGCTCATGCGATCCATCCGATCTGCGTTCCAGAGGGTGAAAGCCGACGCCACACGAACCAGGCGTAGGCGGAGGCACCGCGGTCGATGACCACTTCGGCGGGGATGTCGCCCTGGCGCAGCGTCACGCGGCGGCTGAAAACCCACACGCGGCATGGCGGCGTCTCGGCGAAGATCGCCTGGCGCTTGTCGCCCTCCAGGAAGGCGAGGCGGCAGAACATCGCCAGCACCTCGGGCTTCAGCGCGAGCGCGTGCTGGAGGAACTTGGTGCCCAGGTTGAAAGGCGCGTTGCAGATGATCGACTTCGTGCCGCGCCACATGGCCGGCTCCATCAGGAAGTCGATGCCGCCATGCGTGCCGCGGGCGCCGCGAGCCACGAGGTCGGTGTTCGCCACCTCATAGCCGCGCACTTCGAGGCAGCGGCCCATGACGCCCTCGCCGCAGCAGGGGTCCCACACGCGGCCGACGAACTGCTCGCGGTCCAGCAGCGCATCTACGGCCCAAACCGGGGTGATCCAGAAGTCGGCGCCGTTGCGCTTGCCCAGCCGCTTCTCGGTCGCGTGCTTGTTGCCCTGGACGCCGCTCACTGGCCGGCCTCGACCAGGGCATCCTGTGCGGGGGCATCCGGCAGGGGCGGCCGCAGGACCGCGTAAGCCTCGGGGTCCCAGGCCGCGAGGTGCGCCTCCAGGTGTTCCCGGACCAGCAGCACCAGCGCCTTGCGCACCAGGTCCTGCCAGCGCGGCTCCGGCACCCAGCGCCGGTCCCCGCTGGTGTGCGGCTTTGCAAAGAAGCCCACCGACTGCCGCGTCACCAGCCCGTGGGCCTTGGTCGCCACCTGGAGGGGCGTGATGCCCCAGCGCGCCATTTCATCCCGCAGCGAGGTCCGCAGAGCCTTCAGCGAGTGGTCCTGCAGCGGGGTTATCGGCGGGGCTGGCGGCAAGGCGGGCGCTCCTGGCGATGGCTCTCCCGCGCTGTGGTCCCGGCCGGCGACGGGGTGACAGGCCCAAGGGTGGGGCTCGCCGCCGAAGCTGGTGGGGTTTCCGGCTTCTCTGCCGGGACCATCGCGCTACGTGGTAATGGAGGATGTTGACCACGCATTAGGAGGTAATCACGACAATGCGGCCCTTGTCAACACCGCGCGAGTAGTGCCATCTTCCCGTCAGTTGGTAGGGACCATTCGCCCATGGCAGGCGCCAAACGCCCCACGAAAGCGCCGCGCCCGGCGCCGCAGATCCGCATGTCATCCGCAGAATACCGGGACTTAATGGCGAAGGCAGCCGCCGAACCTCCCGCGGCTCGACATAGCCAAGCGCCCCGAGTCAGCGCCGCGCCGACTGCGGGGCGGATGCCTCCAGGTGGTCCTGTAGGTTGCGGCGGCTTCGCCCCGATCGTCATCACCATCCCGGGCGAGATGCGGGGCAAGGGCCGCCCGCGGTTCTCGGTCCAAGGCGGCTTTGCCAAGGCCTACACCGACGCCAAGACGGCCAACATGGAGACCTGGGTGAAGGCTTGCGCCATCGGCTCCGCGCCGCCGGCTCCGCTGGATGGCCCCTTGGAACTGGCGGTGGACATCGTGGTGGCGGTGGCCCCGAGTTGGCCGAAGCGGCGCCGCGAGGACGCCCTGGCCGGCCAGATATTCCCCACGAACAAGCCCGACCTGGACAACTGCCTGAAGTTGGTCGCTGACGCGCTGAACGGCATCATCTGGCAGGACGACAAGCAGCTGGTCCGCATGGTCGCCAGCAAGCGGTTCGGCCTGGCGCCGCAGACCGTGCTGACCATCAGCCGGGTGCCGGCATGAAGCAGGGCAGCGTCTGGATGCCGCTCTACATCGGCGACTACCTCGCAGACACCATGCACCTCGATGGCGCTGCGCACGGAGCCTATCTGCTAATGCTTATGCATTGCTGGCGCATGGGCCCGCTACCCGATGATGACCGCCAGTTGGCCATCATCGCCCGAACAGCCCCAGACACCTGGCGGGATGAGGTTGGGCCGGTTGTCCGGCGGTTCTTCACGGCCACCGACGCTGGCTTGATCCAAAAGCGCCTTGAAGAAGAACGGGTTGCGGCAACCGAGAACGCTGACCGCAAGACCACGGCGGGGCGGAAGGGCGCCGAAGCGCGATGGCAGAGGCATAGCGACCGCATAGCGACCGCAGAGCGGGACCAATGCCCGTCACCTTCACCTTCACCTATAGAGGGTACTACCTCTCCATCTAGCGATGGAGAGGTAGAGGCAGCCGGCCCGCCGGCCGCCCCTCTCGCCCGCCAGAAGCCCGAGATCGGCGACGCGCTGCTGTGGGACCTCTGCGGCGCATGGAACGAGGTGGTCGCCAACGCGGGGCTGCCCCAGGTCAAGGATCTGACCCTCAAGCGGAAGACCGCGCTGCGCGCCCGGATCAAGGAGCGGTGGCAGCAGGACCCGGTGCGGCAGTTCCGCGCCTATGCCCGCCGCATCGCCACCTCGCCCTTCCTGACCGGCGGGAATGACCGCGGCTGGCGCGCTGACTTCGATTGGGCGCTGAAGCCCGACAACGTGCTGAAGGTCGCCGAGGGCAAGTTCCATCCCGAGCAGGAGGTGGCGTAGGTGGCCCGGCGCATCGACGGCAAAGACTTCGTGGTTGGCGATTCCATCGCCGACATTCTGGCCGAGGCCGGTATCAGCACCCGCGGCGTGACCCTGCGCGCCGGCAGCGACGTGAAAGCCATGTGCCCGGCCTGTGGCGGCGGCCGGAGCAAGGAGCGGTCCCTGTCGATCAAGATGGACACGGACGGCGCCGGCGTGGCCTGGCACTGCTTCCGGGGCCAATGCACCGCCGGGGGAGGCTGGCCGGCAAAGGGAAACGGCCGCATCGAGAACAGCGACCGAGGCGGCGACCACCAGCCGACGCAGCGCGTGCGGCCCAATCCGGTGAAGCCGCAGCTGGACCCGGAGAGCGACCAGCACCGCCCCGAGGGCATGTACCAGTGGTTCCTGGCCCGAGGCATCAGCGCCGACACGGTGGACGCCTTCGGGATCTACGCTGCGCCGAAGTTCCGCTGGGCTGGCGCCGGCGGCGTGTGGGTCGAGAAGCCGACGATCGTCTATCCCTACGCATTCCGCGGCGAAGTGGTGAACCGCAAGTTCCGCTCGATCGACAAGGACTTCCGCCAGGACATGGGCGCGGCGCGCACGATCTACAACATCGACGCCTGGACCAGCCCGGACGTGGCCATCCTCGTCGAGGGCGAGAACGATGTGCTGGCCCTGTGGGAGGCCGGCTATCGCCAAGTCGGCAGCCTGCCCGATGGGGCGCCGCAAAGCCTGCTGGACGAGGACGACGACAAGCGCCTTACCGACAAGCGGTTCGACGCGATGGAAACCTGCGCGGACGAACTGGCGGCGGTGCAGAAGATCATCATCGCCACGGACGCGGATGTGCCCGGGGGCTACCTCGCCGAGGAGTTCGCTCGGCGCCTGGGCCGCACCCGCTGCTGGCGCGTGACCTGGCCGGCCGGCTGCAAGGACGCGGGCGAGGTGCTGCAGAAGCACGGGCCCGGCGCCGTGCGCGACGCCATCGAGGCAGCGCACCCGTGGCCCCTGGCCGGGCTGTGGGAGCCGGAGCAGGGCAGCCTCGTCGAGTTCCTCCACTCGGGCCAGCAGGTCCAGGGCCTGGACTGCGGCATCAAGGCCGTGGACGCCATCGCCAGGATGCCCCGCGGCGGCGGCTGGCTGACGGTCGTGACCGGCATCCCCAGCCACGGCAAGAGCCGGTTCCTGAAAGCCTGGATGGTGGGGCTGCTGTCGCAGAACCCGGACCTGGGCATCGTGTGGTGCAGCCCCGAGGACAACCAGCCCCAGGTGCTGGCGCTGGAGTTGGTGTCCATCCTCGCCGGCCAGCCGACGCGCGAGGCAGGCACCTTCATGCCCCGCGACATGATCCAGAAGGCGGAGCGGTGGATCAGCGAGCGAATCACCTTCGTCTGGAACAACAACCCGGACGTGGAGATGACGCTGGAGTGGATCTTGGCGCGGGCCGAGGAAGCGAAGACCCGCCGGCGGCGCAATCTGCTGTGGATCGACCCGTTCAACGAAGTCGAGTTCACCTTCAGCAAGGGCGAGAGCGAGACGCAGTTCATCGGCCGCTGGCTCCGGCGCCTGAAGGCATGGGGGAGGGCTGAGGGCTTCGGCGTCGGCATCGTCGTCCACCCGAAGAACCAGGTGCCGCTAAACCCGAAGACCAAGGAGTACCCGGTCGTCGATGGCTACGACATCAACGGCGGCGCGAACTGGAACAACAAGGCGGACCTAGGCCTGACGGTCTATCGGCGCCGCGAGGGCGCGATGGAACTGCACACTTGGAAGGCCCGCTTCCCCGCCTTCGGCCAGCGGAAGGGCACTGGCCACCTGCAGCTGGACCACCGCACGGGCCGCCTCAGCAGCATCAGCACAGACCAGCAGGAGAGCATGGAAATGGAGGACCGCGGTGAAGGGTAGCGTTTTCGAGGAGCCGCGCATCCGCGACGGCGGCGTCCAGGGCCTGATTGCTGCGGTCATCGAGCAGGCTTGGGCCGACCTGACGGCGCGGCTGGAACCGCCGGGCTGCCGCTCCTACTCCAACACTGTCACCACGCGCGAGCAGACCGAGACGCGCCTGTTCTTCACCCAGCGCACCGGGCCGTGGGCCGAATCCCGCGCCAGCCTCTGCGGCCAGGTCGGGCTTGACCCGGACGTGCTGCGCGCCAAGGCCATCGAGGCGCTGGAGATCCACAACGCGAGGAAGGAGCGGGCGCATGTCGAAGCAGCAGACCAACACGCGGCCTGAGTACGAGGTGACGCGGCGCTGGCAGTACCGGGCGCTGAAACTGCCGCCGCACCTCGACTGGTATGCGAGTTTCCTCAATGCCGCCGACGCGGACGGGTGGGAACTGGTAACGGTAGATGGTGGCGTGGCCTTCTTCCGCCGCGACGCCCGCGACCAGGTGCCGGCATGAACGCGGTCCAGGCCCTGCGCGCCAGGATGGAGGAGGCGGCCCGCACCCTGCGCCGCACGCCCCTCGGCAAGAACCACATGCCCGCCGGCATCCGCGTGGCGTGGCCCGATGTAGTCCACTCCCGCGCCGAGGCATACGGCTGGGACGCTGCCGAGACGCCCCGCATGCTGGCGTCCTCCGCCGAGATCGCCGACCTGGATGCCGTGCTGGGCGACATAGCGAGCCACTGGAGCCGCCAGGGCCTCGCCGGCACCGATCTGCCCCACGACTGCGGCTGGGTGGCCTGGATGCGCGCCGCAGGCTGGTCCTGGGGCAGGATCGGCGCGACCCGGCTGGCCAAGAGCGGCGAGAGGGACGGCAAGAGCCTGCCCTGGGGGAACAGCCGACCGTCACTGGCGAAGATCGAGGAGGCGGCCCTGGCGCATATGGCGCGGCGCCTGGGTGCGCTGGTGGAGGAGCCGGAACCCGCCCTGCCCGAGGTGCGCGAGGAGGTGGTGGTGGACTACTCGCCGGCTGTCAGCTTCGCCAGCACCACCGATCGGAAGGGGAAGCCGCAGTTCGTCATGCGGCAGCGCCATGCCAGCGCCCGCTCGCAGCTGGTGCCGCGGGGGCGCCGGTAGATCGGGGTTTACGAGACGGTTTCGGCGCGGTGGGCATTGATAGCGTCCACGATGGCTTGCACCTGCATCGGCACCTCTCGGCCCGCAACGTAGATCGTGGTGGTGTGCTTGGCGCCGGGGAGCCGCAGGGCAGAGCCAGCAGGCCCGTGCTTCACCTTGGACAACTCGGGGAAGTCGATGCACTCGTAGGTGTTGGAGTAGAAGTCCTCGCCATCGAGAAACATGACGCCGCGCATCTTGGCGGCCTTCAGCATTTCAACGGTCACGGTCACGGGTGGCCTCCGGGGTTTATGGGAACGCGCGCCGCACGGCCCAACTGGCGGTGCCATACGCTTCGCGTTTGGTGTCGGCGTAGAAGCTGAAAAACAGGCAGCTTCCGGTGCTCGTATCTACCAGCCGAACCGTCCACCGCTTGCGGTAGCGACGTTGGCCGGCGGGAACCAGCGCGTACCAAATTCGCCTTGGCGGCGGCTCTGGCTCACAATCTGGCGCGTGGCCATCGAACGGCATTGGCTGGCCTCCTGGCTGGGGTTAGGTGGACGAACGCAGGGCGGCATGCTCGGCCGCAGCCGCCCACGCCTCGCCTTGGGTGCGGTGCCCGGCGCCGATGGGCCGGAACGGCTCGCCCTCGCGGCCGAAGTACCAGCGGCCCAGGCGGTCATCCGTGGTGCCCTGGTAGGCGCCCTCGCGAATGTAGTAGCCGGCCGCCTCTGCGGCGCGGCGATTGGCGGGGCTGCGGTTGGGGTGATTGGCCATGTCTCAGCCCTCCATGCGGCTGGTGTGCAGCAGCTTGCGGACGGTGGCGGCGTGGTCGTCAACCGCGTCGATCTTGGAGTAGGCTCGCGCCGGGAGGCTGGCAGCGTAGGCGGCAACTGCCGCTGTGTGGATCGCGTACTGGTCGGCGGTCAGGCCGATCATGTCCAGCTTGCCGTTGGCGCCCTTGATGCCGGTGTTGACCACCCACTTGAGCGCGCTGCCGGCCGGCGGCGGCACCAGAGATGCCTGCTTGCCGTTGACGTAGATGGCGCGGCCATTGGTGGTCATAGTGTAGGGGCCGACTTGGCGAATGGTCTGCATGGTCTTTGTCCTGCCCCTGATGTCCAGCGAGGCGCCCGGTGTGGTTGCTTTATGACTTACTCTCTGCCAGTGTGTCAATCAGCAATCGCGAAGCAGAGTGTGTCAGTGGACGTAGCCTACATCAACCGCTCCCGAGGCGGCCCGGCCGAGGAAGACCAGCGCGCGGCGTGCGTGGCGGCCGGCGTCGATCCTGCCGACCCGGATGCCTGGTACGTCGAGCCGCCAGCCAAGCGGAACCGGCCGGCGACGTTCGTGGAGCGCGGGTTTGCTATTCAGGCGCTGCACCCCGGCGACAGGCTGGTGGTGCATTCGGCGCCGAGGCTCGGGGCCACAGAGGCGGAAATCCGCGCCGCTGCGGCTGCCGTCGCGGCGCAGGGCGCCAGCATCTACGACTGCGAGGCGGCGGCCGAGGTGCGGTTCCACCCTGATGCCGGGAGGCTGCTGGCCTGGGCTGCCGCTGGCGCCAAGCTGGCCGCGGCAGAGAGGGCAGGGACGGCGCGCCGGGCCATCATCAACCGCGGCGCCCCGCCGAAGGCGCTGGTGGGCGACAAGCTGGTCGAGGCCCGCCGGCTCCTGAAGGAAACCGATCTAAGCGTGGCGGCCATCGCCAAGGCCGTAGGCGTGTCGGATCGCACGCTCTACCGGGCCATGAAGCAAGGCATTCTGCGGAAGCGAGGTGACAGATGAGCGACGAGAACAAGACCACCGAGACCGCCTACCCCAGCGGCAACCCCTGGCCGCTGCTGGACCGGCTGCGGTCCTGGCTGCCGGGCGCGTCAGTCGCGCCGCACCCCAGCAACATGCGTGCCGATGCAATGGACGCGCTGGCCGAAATCCAGCGGCTGCGGGCCGTGATCCGCGTCAGCGCACTCCGTTGGGCGCCGCACCTGACCCATGCCGAGATTGACGAGGTGATCAATGACAAGCAGCCCTGAGACCACCCTGGGGCTGCCGGATGTGCTTCGCATCCTGGCGAACCAGATTGGCGGCGACGAGCAAGACCGGCTGCTTGAAGCTGCCGCCGAGATCGAGAAACTTCGCGCCGCTATCCATGGGATGCTCACCTGGGTCGAGCAGCGCCCAAGGCCCCACCCCTACGACACTTGGAAGGCGGCCCGCGTGGCCGTGGGTCTGCCAGAATGAGCGGTTCTGAAACCACCGGGGGCCGAGTGCGCCGCGTGGACGGCCGGGTTTACATCACGCTTGGCGGGGTAGAGCACGGCATGACGGCGGCCGAGGCCATGGCGCTTATGCGTGCCATCGGCAAGAGCATCGTGGCCGCTCCGCGCCTCCGTACCGCCTTGGCGCGCGGGGATGCCATTGTCGAGATGCGTACCGCCTTGGTTCACCGCAACGACCTGTACCACCATGGCGACGCGGTGCTGCGGTGGGTGAATGAAGGCGACCTGTGGATGCTGCCGGTGCTTGGCATCCCCGTGGAGGATTTGCCCTATGCCGAATGACCAGGGCAGTCCACCAACCACCGGCTTGCGGCCAGTGAGCGTCGATCTAATCACTGGCGATTGCATGTCTTGCCTGTGGGACCGCGGGCCGTTCGACATGATCCTCGCCGATCCGCCTTATGGCGATACTTCGCTGGCCTGGGATCAGCACGTTCGCGGCTGGGAAGCGGTCGCGCATGACCTGCTGAAGCCGAGCGGTTCCATGTGGGTATTCGGCAGCATGCGCTTCTTCATGGCAACGGCCGAGCGGTTTGCTGCAGCCGGCTGGCGGTATGCCCAGGACGTTGTGTGGGAAAAGCACAACGGATCGGGCTTTCAGGCCGACCGCTTCAAGCGGGTGCATGAACACGCAATCCAGTTCTACCGGGCCGATGCGCCATGGTCCGGCGTCTGGAACGAGGTCCAGGTGACGCGGGACGCGGTGCAGCGGTCGGTGAAGCGGAAGAAGGGGCGGCCTGCCCACATGGGCAACATCGACCAGGCGCCCTATGCGAGCGAGGATGGCGGCCCGCGCATCATGCGCAGCGTCATCCCCATGCGTTCCTGCCACGGCATCGCCATTCATCCGACTGAGAAGCCGGTAGGGCTGCTGCAGTTGCTGGTCCGGTCCTCCTGCCCGCCGGGCGGGACGGTAGGCGACCTGTTCGCCGGCTCCGGTGCTGGCGGCGAAGCATGCGCCTCTGCAGGCCGCTCCTACGTGGGCACCGAGATTGACCCGGTGATGGCCGACAAGGCCCGCGCCCGGCTGGCCGGCAACCTGTTTGGAGCAGCAGCATGACAGACAAGGCAGACAGTCCGGCAACCACCCCGCAGCCCATCGGGCCGCACACGGTTACGGTGCTGGGCTCGATTTGGCGGCCTAGCGCTCCATGGGCGGGGCTGGATTTCTCGCGCGCCAAGCTGCGCGACACCTCGATCTGGGGCGATGACTACCACCTGAACGTTCCGTGGTGCCATCCGAGCGATCAGGACGAGACGTGGGGCACGCCGGCCTATGAGCCGGATTGCTGGTATCGCGTTCGCCCGCGCCGGAAAAGCTGGCGCTTCGTTCAGGTTGATGGCGTGTGGATGGTCGCGGAAAGGGAGCCTGCCAATGCCAAGTGACGACCAGAAGACGACGCCTAGGCACGCCTTAAATGCAGTGCGTGTGGCCAGCGATCCGTCTCCAGTGGTCCTACTGACCGCCTCGGCCGACGACGCGCTGCTGATGATTGCAATCGAGGCTGAGGTAATCCAGCGCGACAACGGCGCTCGCATCCGGGGTTCTTTCGGCTGGGAGGAGGCGCGTCGATTTGCCGAGGGGATGCTGGTCGTTGTGGCCGATGCGGAGGAGCGCAGCCGCGAGCGGGACCGCCAGAGATTGGAGGACGACAATGCCGAATGACGCACCAGCCCAGCAATCGACCCCGGATCGTGGCCGGATGCACGACTTTGCGGAGTGGAAGCGGCGGCAGAATTTCAATGTGCCGTCGCCCGGTCCACGCCCCGCCGACACCGCCCACTTCGATGTTCGCCGCTCCTGGGCGATGGATAAGTGCCTCTGGCGGATGGCCGAGGCGCAGACCCCGCAAGCTTACGACGACGCGCAGCGCGACTGGCTGACGGTCACGATGAGGAAGGAGCCTGCCAATGTCGAGTGATCCCCAGCAAACCACCGACGAAGGCCCGACCCCGGCGCCGCGCATCGGGCGTCTGAACGGGGCGCCGCCCTACCGGGCATGGGAATTGCGGGCCGACCGACGCGCTGGTGGGCCATGGGGCATCCAGTGCGCTGGCGGGTTTAACTGCGTGTCCGGGCTGGGTGGCTCCACGTTCCTGCCGTCGCAAGCTGCGGCAGAGGCGATGATCCGCTCGCACGGGCATGAGCCGATGGAGCCGACGCATGGCTAACCAGCCCCAGCCCACCCGGCCCTGATTGAAGAAGCCCCGCCGGAGTGACCGGCGGGGCTTTCTGCGTCTGGCCTGCTGCCCTTGCCACCGTGCCAGTCGGGATGAGCCAGCGCGGCGGTAGGGGGTGCAGGTCGCCACCAGCGTCTCAGATCGGCGGCGCGCGGGCTTGGGGGTGCAGGCGCATCTACGCCTCCCGCACCGCGAGGTGGTCGCGCAACGCCGCAGGGTTCCAGCGCATCACGGCCTCGGCCCGCACCGTGAGCCGGGCGGCACCAGCCCGCCAGCGGTGGGCAGCGCCACCAGCCCGCGCCGTCGCGGCCGAGTGGCCCAGCACCCGGAGCATGGCCCGGTGCAGGTCGCCTACCAGCACCCGGCCGGCGCGGTGGACCTGCGCGGCCGAGAATGCCTCGGGGAAGGCCAGCGCCAGGATATGCGCGTCCTCGTCCTCCTCGAACCAGCCGGCCAGCCCGGCGCCGTCGTGCGTCGCGGCCTGCACGTCCTCCGGGATCGTGGCCAGCAGCAGCCCGGCGACGTGGAATCCCCCGTGGCCAGCGCACCCGTAGCGCGTCAGGCCCGGCGCGTAGGACCACGCCATCTGCGCCTTTCCCCATGGCGTCGAGCGACCTGGCTGCCGGTCCACCGGGTAGCGCGCCCGCGCCGTGGTCCCGTCAGCCAGGGTCCATTGCGCCGAACCAGTGGCCAGGGGCAGGAAGTCGGCGGCCCAGGAGCGCGCCGCGTCCTCCTCCGGGTGCATCTCCAGCAGCTGCGCCAGCGTGCGCTCCACCGGCGCCACGCCGCGCGCCTCCAGCACCAGCAGCGTATCGCCCTCGCCCGGCGCCAGGGTACGCGAGAGGGGCCAGCGCGTGGACGGCTGGCGGAGATCGACGAGCATGTTCATGGGGTGGTTCCCTTCGCTGCGGCGACTGCGGCCTTCGCTGCCTGCATCCGCTCGTCGCTGATGATGTACGCGGTCGTGCCGGCCGGGCCGGTCATGCTTGGGCTGCGCGTGAGCCACTCCAGCGCCTCCAGCAGCGCGGGCGCGGCCGCGATCAGCCGGGCGTTGGCGTCGTCCTCGGCCCGCTTCCAGCCGCGAACCATGGTGCAGATCGGGTAAAGCGTCGTGCCGTTCTCGAACCGCATGCGGCCTTCGCCGGTCATGAAGATCGAGCCTTCGCCATTCCCCTCGCCCATGTGCCACGGGCCGGGCGTGTGCTGGTCCTGCGGCATCACGCGTCCTCGCTTTCGTCTTCGGGCTGGGGCACCCACACCCAGGCGGCTACCCAGAAGCCGTCATCGGCATGGGAGACCAGCGCGTCTTCGTCGATCTGCGTCTCGGTCGGATCGTCGATCCGGTCGCGTGCCGCCTCGCGCTCTGCCTCGGTCGCCAGCAGCGTGGACTCGTGCATGAACGGGTACAGCCCGTCGATCAGGTCCTCCTCGTCGAGGTAGAACGGTTCTGCCGCTTCGGGCTGGAGGCAGAACTGCAAGCCCTGCGGCGCTGGCAGGATGGCCACGCTTTCGACCATGCAGATGGCGCCGGCCGATATCAGCACCTCGTTGCCCTTGGGGTCCGTGGTGCCGAAGTCGGCGGTCAGGCGAACCTTGTCGCCTGCCATCGGGATGCGGGTTCCGATCGGCATCACGCGCCCCCCTCGGAGTTGGCGACGGCTTCCGCCAGCACCTGGACGGCTTGGGCGAGGTTGCCGGTTTCCCACAGGGAGACCACGCACTTCGCCGCAGTCAGCAGGTCTTGAAGCGTCTCCATCGCGTCCTCCGCGTCGTCGATGGCGCGGCCCGTCTCGCGGTCCTGGCTGTCCTCGTTCAGCGCCGGGCAGTCCAGCAGGGCGCGGAATGCCTGCACCATGCCGGCCTGCGGCTGGTCGATATCGCCATCCTCGATGGCGGCCTCGATGATCCACTTGTCGTCAGGGATGGTTTCGCTGCGCGGGTCACGGTCGCCAGCCAGCAGCCGCGCCGCCTCCAAGATGTGGGTCAGGTTGTTGTCGGCGTAGGCGTCCTCATAGGTCGCCGCCACCTCGCCGGCCGCGTCCACGATCTCCAGCTTCAGCAGCACGCCGCTACCGCCATCGGCGCGTATCTGGCGCACCGTGTAGGCCGGCGGCGGTTCCAGGGGTGTCTCGGGCATGGGGTAGTCCTCCTTCAGCGGGCGTGATGCCGGCCTTCGCCTTCCCCGGCACCGCACGGGCGCCGGGTGGGGTGAGGGTCGTCAGGCTTGGGGCTTGCGAGCGATGCAGAACGAGAAGCGGAGCCGGCCAAGGGCCAGGAACCGGATGCCGCCGACGCGGCGGTAGCTGAACAGCCGAGGGCGCGGGGCGGGCTGGAAGGAGGTGCCGTCGAAGGGCATCACGCGGCCTCCAGCGTGGCGAAGAATGCGTCGCGGCTGGCGATGCCGGCGGCGCGCAACTCGCGTGCTACCTGCGCCAAGTTCCGCCCGGCAAAGCGGTCAGCCGCAGCCTTGGCACTCTCGCCGAGATAGCGGGGCAGGTTGGCGGCCAGCTTCGGGGTGCGCTCCGCACGCCGCACCAAGGCAGCAGCAACCGCGTCCCCATCGTACATCTCGAAGCACGTATCGAAGTGGCGCGTCGCTTCCCCGCGCCGGCATATCGTCGCTGCGGCGTGGTTGACGCGCGCGGCGAAGTCCTCGGGATCGTACACGCCCATCAGCGGGGTGCTCCCTGCTTGGGCGCGGGGACGACGCGGTACTCGATCAGCCGGCCATCGGTGTAGGCCGGGACCAACTCGCGGGCGCGCTCCAGCGCCGCCCAAGCCGCGTCAGGCGTCTCGAACCGCATCGCATGGGCGGGCGAGATGCCGCAGCAGGTGCCCCAGCGGGCATCCCAGCCGTTCAGGTAGTCGGTGATCGTGGCGTGGCGGGCGACGAGGTAGTGCTGGGCCATCGTCTCAGCCCTCCTTGCCGGCGCAGCCGGAGGTGTCCAGGCCGAGGCGCTTGCCGGCCGCCGCCAGCCACTCGTTGGCGGTCATGGTCGCCTGCCACGTATTGGCCAGCGCCTCTGTGGCGGCCTTGCCAGCCTCGCCCTCGGGGGAACCGGGCATCAGCGCCGCAAGCTGCTCGCCGAGGTGGACCACCAGGGTTTCGTAGTCGCCCTCGGTGATGCGGGTCATGGGGGTGTTCGCGTAGGCCATGGTGGAAGGTCATCCCGTTTTCTAGCCGGGCATCCAGATGGTTGCCCTAGACCGAAGGAAACACCCTACAGGATACCTACGTCAACAGAAAAACACCTGACGGTTCACCACAATCTGTGAAATCCGCAGAAAATCGCCAAATATGCTTGCATCTCTTTCCGATTCGCAGTCAGCCTCCGGCCACACTGAGGCATCTATGAGCGGGAGAGGCGAGGGGGCAGGGGGAGTGGAGAGGGAGTTCACCTCCATCACTTCCCAAGACCATCCCTAGACTCCTTCGCCCGCGTGAGGCTGGGATGCCTTCACCACCTCACCACACCGCGTAGGACCACCTACCGCCGGCCAGCCACCTCCAGGCAGAGGCAGGCACCCACCACCACACCAGCGGGACCACCAGCCCCCAAACCCCAGGCGGCAAAACCCGTGACAGTCCAACGCCCACGCACCAACACACCCCGCAAAATAGGCACCTCCCAAGCCAACGGAGGGAAGGCGAACCGCCCGTTGCCGCAGCGAAACGCCACCGTTTCCTCGGAAACAGCGGTTTCTCCCTCCGCTAAGGCCCTGGCACAGCACGTTTTCACCTCTGCGGAGGACAGAACGGCGGCTGAAGCTATGGAAAGCGACCTGCCCGCCGTGATGCAGGCGGTACTCGACGGGGCGAAGATGGCTGGCACACCCGGCCGGGCCGACCGCGATTTCCTGGGCAAGCTGCTGCAGCTACCGGGGTTCAAGGGTGCCGCCGCCGCTACTGCCACCAGGGCCACGGACCTGCGGGCGCTGGGCGATCGGCTGGAGCGGGCATTGGGTTCGGCCGGCGGCAGGGGTGACGCCAGGCTGGAGGGTCGGCCGGTGGTGGACGTGGCGCCGGATGGCAGCCTCGCACCGCCGGTCGCTCCCTCCTCGAAGGCGGTTCCGGCCCTGTCTGGTCGCGTTGCGGTCACGCCGGGCAAGCCGGCTCGGGTCAAGCTGCCGTTCTAGGCCGACTTCGGGCGGTAGCGCCCATGTTGAGGGAACAAGAGCGCTACCCAAGGCAGGCCCGAGGAGGGATCGGCAGGGGTAGGGCAGGGCAGGTCGAGGGGCGGCGGCAGGGGAGGAGGAGGGCAGAGGCAGGCGGCAGCCTCGGCCGCGACCGCCTCGGCGGGCCGGGCCGGGCCGCCCCCCCGGCAGATCGAAGTGCGGGGGGGAGTGGGTCGTTGAAATGCACCCCCTCCTAAATTCTTTCCTTCCGGCATGCGGCGCACATGCCCCCCGGGGTGGTGGTGCTTCTGGCGAGAGTGCGCTGGCTCAAATCTGAATATTTTTCTGGCGCCGCGATCATGCGGGGCTGTGTGAGAGAGGCATCCCCCTGATGTCTGGTGCAGCGACGACTTGGTGCCCTTCCTGCAACCGAGGGCCTGACTATGAGTGCAATCGGGACCCGTGCGGGAAGTGGGGGCGTGTGGTGTCGAACTATCCGCCGCCGGTGGGCTGCATCTGCCCGCCTGGCGCAAACAAGGACTGCGAGGCGCCGCTGTGCCCGCGGAAGCCGCTGCGCATGACGAGCGCGGTGGCGACGGCGTTGACGGGTGACGACGCGCTGAAGGCTGCGAGGTGGCTGGTGCCGCCGCAGGCCCGCAAGGCGTGCGCGCATGGCTTCGACGAACTCTGCCCGGAGGATGAGGGCTATTGCGGGCAGGGTGGTTCCTGCGTGGTGCTGGGCCGGCGCGCTGCGGGGAGCAAGGACTGATGGCTGCCCATGCTCTGCAGTTTGGTGGCGCTCGCATCACTCCCATTGACCTGCTTGAGCGAACACCGCGGGAAATGGAGCAGTTGGTGGACTGGCTGAAGTGCCGGCAGATGGAAGGCACCGAACCGCGACGCGTTGGCTTGAGCGCCTTTGGCAAACCGATCTACCGCGTGCGAGCGGTGGGTGTTGCGGTATGAGCGACAATATCGACACGGAAAGTTGGCCGCCGGCAGATGCTTGGTACCCGGCGCCGCAGCAGGCTACTCGCCGTGGGGAAGTGCGAATGGAGGCGACGGGTTGCGCGGGCGGCCGTCCTTGCATTTGGGCGCCGATGGCCATGAGGAACAGCCTTATTCCCCGGCCAAGGTGCGCTTGCTTGGAAGGTGAAGTGCTCGCGCGAGTGTTAGGCGGGCTGTAATGGCGCGTCGCGCGGTAACGCCTGTTGTCGCGGAGGAGTCCGGCGATGACATGGTGGCGCTTGTCTCTCGGTACGCGCTGGACCCGCTGGGTTTTGTTGAGGCTGTGTTCCCGTGGGGTGAGGCGGGGACGGTGCTGGCGCAGGAGACTGGGCCGGATCAGTGGCAGGCTGAGTTCCTGGCGACGGTGCGTGACCACCTGACGAATGGTGGTGAGGTGCAGGACGCCTTGCGGATGGCGGTGGCCAGTGGGCACGGCGTTGGCAAGACGGTGATGGTGGCGTGGATCATCATCTGGTTCATGTCCACGCGGCCGAACCCGCAGGTAGTGGTGACGGCGAACACGCTGGGGCAGTTGTCGGGCAAGACGTGGCGCGAGTTGTCGAAGTGGCACAAGCTGTCGATCAACGCGGCCTGGTTCCAGTGGACGGCAACGCGGTTCTATTTCAAGGGCGCCCCGGATACGTGGTGCGCGAACGCGGTGCCGTGGTCGAAGGAGAAGGCGGAGTCCTTCGCGGGCACGCACGAGAAGCATGTGCTGCTGATCTTCGATGAGGCGTCGTCGATTGATGACGTGATTTGGGATGTGGCCGAGGGTGCGATGACCACGGCCGGGGCGATGTGGTTCTGCTTCGGGAACCCGACGCGGAACACGGGCCGGTTCCGGGAATGCTGGCGGCGGTTCCGGCACAGGTGGCTGACGTACCAGGTGGACAGCCGGACGGCGAAGAAGGCGCACAAGCCGCAGCTGCTAGCGTGGATCGAGGATTACGGCGAGGACAGCGATTTCGTTCGAATCCGGGTGAAGGGCGAGTTCCCGCGGGCTGCGTCGTCGCAGTTCATCCCGGAGGACGTGGTTGAGGATGCGCGCAAGCGGTATCGCGTGCTGCTGCGGCGGAAGCGCGAGAGGGCTGGGGTCGGGCACAATGGCGGCCCGGTGCTGGAGGATGACCCGACTGCGCCGGTGGTGCGGGTCACGCTGGCGGATGCGGGGAATGAGCATGCGCCGCTGATCATGGCGGTGGACATTGCGCGGTTCGGTGATGACCAGACAGTGGTCGGGTTCCGCCGCGGCAACCTGTTCCTGGTGCATGAGAAGTGGCGCGGGCTGGACCTGATGCAGACGGCCTCGAAGGTGGCCGAGGTGATCGACACGCTGCGGCCTGACGCGGTGTTCCTGGACGAGGTTGGTGTGGGCGGCGGCGCCATGGATCGGCTGACGCAGCTTGGCTACGCCATCCAGGGCGTGAACGGTGGGATGCGGCCGCTGAACGACCGGCTCTACTTCAACCGCCGCGTCGAGATGTGGGACCAGATGAAGATCTGGCTGAAGGACGGCGGGATCATCGAGGACGATGATCAGTTCCGCGACGACCTGACCGGGCCGGAATATGGGTTCGACGTGAAGAACCGATTTCAGCTTGAGAGCAAGGACGACATGAAGGCCCGGGGGTTGCCGAGCCCGGATACGGCGGACTGCTTGAGCATGACGTTCTTCATGCCGGTGGCGCCGAAGAATGCGGACGCCGGCGGCGCGCTGGCGAAGCTGGACATGCTGATGGCCGAAAGCGGCGCATCGCACATGGCGTACTGAGCGCCGCAACCCCGAAGGGATACCCCATCATGGATCTCGTCACGATGCTGGAGGCCTTTGGCCTCTCGGCCCGCATTGCCGTGCCTAGCGCCTTGCTGCTGGTCGGCCTGGCCTCGATCGCCAACGCGCTGCTGCCGCGGGTGCCGGCAGCATCGCCCTGGGCACCGACGCGCGCGCTGCTGAACAACGTGGCCCTCGGGCTGGGCCATGCCCGCCCGGTGCCGCTCGCGGCTCCGGTGGAGGAACTGACGCCGCCCCTGCAGCCTGTGGCGCCCACCCCGCCCGGGCCGGTGTCGAACACCCTTGGCGCCGCGCTGGGCTTCACGCTGCTGCTGGGGCTGACGGCCTGCGGCGGAGTGAACTGGAACGCCCTGCTGCCGGCGGCGCTGCCCGCTGCGGTATGCGCGCTGGATGCGGCCGGCCAGGTGCAGGCGGTCGCGGCGGCCGACGACGAGAACCAGGTGAAGGCGGTGAACGCCGCGCTGGCGACCGGCGGCGTGCTGATCCACGACAGCGCGTGCCAGGCGGCATTGGCCGCGGCCGCGCAGGCTGCCACGAAGTGAGCGCCGCGATCTCGCCGCTGCTGGCCGGGCAGAGGCCGGGCGCGGTGCGCGCCTGGCGCAACTTCAACCCGGGCAACATCCGGCCGCCGAGCAAGCGGAAGGTGCATGCGAAAATGTCGGGAATCGACACCACCCCCGGCGGGCCGTTCCTGATCTACGCGAGCGAGATGGACGGCTGGCGCGACCTGGCTGACCTGCTGCTGCAGTACCGCGAATGGGGCTGGGTGACGGTCGGCCAGATCGTGTCGAAGTTCGCGCCCGCGCAGGACGGGAACAACGTCAGCTTCTACAGCCGCATGGTCATGGAAGGCCTGGGGCTGCTGAAGAAGGGCGAGCCGCCCACGGCCGAGCAGGTGGTGCGCGGCCTGGAGACGGCCATCGACGTGCGGCAGTGGGCGGTCATGGACAAGGTGACGACGATGATCGCCACCGTCGAAGGCGCCCCAGTCCTGGGCGGCGCCAAGTCGCCCCCATGGTCCCTGTCGATGCGGGAACTTGGGTTCAAGGCCGCCGGCTTGAGCCACGGCTGACGCAAAGGAACAGCCGCATGACGCTGGATGTAATCGTTGACGGTGATAAGGCTTACACCCCGGTCGCGCCGTCTGGCGCCACCACGATCACCCAAGGCGGAACGGCGCAGGTGCTGTGTGTGGCTGGTGAGGTCACGCGTGGCGGCATCCTAAAAAACCCCAGCACTGCGACTGAACTGTTGCTCTACACACTGGATGGCACGACGCCGGCCGCGACTGAGGGCGGCAGCACGTTCGGATTGCAGGCAGGCGAAAGCGCGGTGCTGCCGGCATCAACGGCGGCGGTTTTGGTGCGCGCTGCGACCACGGGGCACGTCTTCAGCGCGTGGGTACACTAAGATGCTGCCGCAGCCTGCAAGCCCACCTGTACGTATTGGCACCACCGCCGGCACCGTCGCGGCCGGCGATGACAGCCGGCTGGTGGCGAACGGCGCGATCACCTCCACCACCGACACCGGCGTGACCTGGCAGGTCATCACCTCGCCGGCTCGCCAGATCCTCATGCGCTGGCGGGACGCCGTGGCGGCGGCGGCCAGTGGCGTGGCCAGCGCCTGGGCTGGGCTTGAGGTGGCGATTGGCATCAAGGCGCCGGTCATCAACGCCTCGCAGTCCGTCACCATCAACGCCGAGACGCTGACCGGCGGCAACGACGGCGTGACCGCCTGGCGGGTGCTGGACAGCCGCGGCTACATCATCGCGCGGCTGCTGCTGAGCGGGTTGTGGGAGGTGCCCAGCCTGCTGGTGCGCGGGGCCGCGACGTTCAGCGGCGCGGCTGGGCTGGCGGTGCAGAAACTCAGCGTCGGCGCCGAGGCGTTGGTATCCACCACGCAGGCGCTGAGCCTCTGGAACGTCGTCGATCCGGCCGGCCGCGTGGTCATGCGGCTGCTGAATACAGGCCGGCTTGAGGTGCCCTCGATCAAGGCCGGCATCGTCATCGCCAGCCGGTTCTATCTGCGCGAGCCGGCGATCCCGACGCAGGTGGGCATCTCGGCCGACGCGATCAGCACGCTCAACGCCAACCTGCCGACCATGCCCAGCGGATCGCCGCCCGCGCCGACGCTCTCGGCCAGCGTGGCGACCTATGGGCCGACAACGCGCCACGCCTCGGAAAGCATGGGCGTGGCCGTGACGGGCGACCGCGTTTGGGCCGCGTTCTACGGCCAGAACTCGGTGGTCGGGCAGGGCGCGGAAATCGACAGCAGCTATGTCGTGCTGGCCTATTGCGACACCTATCCGGCAGGGCCGTGGACCGAATGCCTGTACGTGCTGCCGACCGCCTACACCGGCAGCGGCGGCGCGGGCGTGGGCAGCAATATCGACCCGGTGCTGTACGCCACGTCAGACGGCCGGCTGTTGGTGATGTGGAAGGGCATCGGCATCAACAACGTCGCCGATACCACGGTGACGAATAGCGCTGTCATGGCGCTGCTGATCCAGAACCCGCAGGCGACGGCGGGTAGCTTCATCGTCGGGCGGATCAACTATCTGGGCGTCGGCCGCCCCGAGGCGCCGGGCGTGCTGGGCAACGACGTCTACATGCTCAACGACTCGCCGGGCGGCAGCATCACCTGGGGCCGGCTGACGGCGAGCGGCGCCGATGCCATCGCCTACACGCCGCTCAACACGCTGCCATCGCTGCCGGGGCCGGCCGGCGTGGGGCTGGAATGCTCGTGGGCGCCGTTGTCGGGTGGGCGTGTCATGGCGCTATTCCGCACGGCCTCGGATGGCCTGTACACGATGACCAGTCTGCCCGGCGTCACCGGCTGGAATACCGCGGTCAAATGGACCGCGTGGCCTAATCCAAGTGGCGGCGTACCGGCTGGCGCGCGCGCGTGCATCATCCGGCTGCCGAGCGGGCTGCTGGCCATCGGGTTCAACTGGCATGCTAGCCTCCGCTACAACATGAGCCTGACGCTCAGCGCAGATGGCGGCGTGACCTGGCCCTACATCGCGCTGGTGGATACCACGCGCGGCAAGGGGGCCTATCCGGCGCTGGCGTTCGACAATGCCGGCCGCATCCTGATGGCCGAGGACTACCAGCGCGCCAACAGCGATCAGGAAATGATCGTCTGGCGGGTGGATGAGCAGAGCATCCTCGCCGGGTCACCGCTCATCGAAAAATCAGTCGTCGTTTCGGGCATCGTGTAGGGGCCGCCATGACACTCACGCTCAACGTATCCGGCGCGGCCAGTGCCTTCCTGGCGCTGTCCCCGGCCAGCGCCAACGGCATCCAGGCGTGGCATATCCTGGGCGGCACCGATGCGGCCGGTATTGCCAATCAGCTGGAGGGCGGCGCTGCCGGCGCCATGGCTGGCGCCCCGGTGGAAAGCGCCAGCTACACCACGTTCACCGGGCTGGCGTCGTGGCTGAAAATGGGTGTGGCGGCGTCGTCCACCTGCACGCTGATCGCGCTGATGCAGGCGGGGGCGACGCCGGCCGGAAACAGTACGTCGGCGGTGGGCGTCAGTGACAGCACGCTGACCGGCACGGCGCTGACCAGCCCGAGCGTGGCCGTCACCAGCGCCACGCTGTTGACCGTCACCGCCACGCATTCGTTGATCCCCGGCGCTCCGGTCACGCTGGCCGGGTGGTCCGGCACCGGCATCAACGGCACCTACAACGTGGCATCGGTCAACGGCACCACGTCATTCACCGTGGCGACCACCGGGGCCAGCGGCACGCCCACCGGCGGCACCGTCACCCCGGCGATTTCGGGCCAGCACATCGCCATGGCGTACAGCAGCGGCGTGGTGCTGCGCGGCACGCGGGTGGTCAACAGCAGCGGCACGCCAACCGTAGTCAATGCGACACTATCCCTCGCATCCCCGACCGCCTGGAACCTGGTGGCGCTAGTCTGCGCGGCCGGGGTTGGTTGGACGCTGTACAACCTGACCGCCGGTACGTCGATCACGGTCTCCAACACCAACGCGCTGGTGGCGAGCGGGACCAACCTGATGGCCGGCAGCGGGTTCACCACCTATTCGGGCGCGTCGAACATCGCCTTCGCCGGGGTGCATAACGCGGCGCTGACCTCCACTGAGTTGGCGGCCATCCGCACGCAGCTGCTCGCCATCATGGCGGGCCTCACCACGCCGATCACCGGATTCTGAGGGGCATGAGCATGACCTTGACTGACGCGCACGGCCGCACCGTGCAGATCACCGAGACCGCTGAGGAGCGGGTGTTCACCGTCTTGGCCGCCGGGCTGGAGGTGCGGACGCGCCTAACCGCCAGCATCGCCGAGGGCATGGCGTTGGTGAACCTAAATGGTCCAGACGACCTCGGGCAGGAGGGGTAAGCCATGGCGTTTGGCACTGAGGTTGGCACTGCCGCGCCGGCTGCGGCGCCCATCGCCAGCCCGGCACTAACCGGCACGCCAACCGCGCCGACCCCTGCGGCGGGCGATAGCAGCTCGCAGGTGATGACGACCAACGCACCGCGCTGCTTCGTGGACGTGTTCACCAGCGGTGGCACCTGGACCAAGCGCGCGGCTGCGATCAGCGTTCGAGTGCTCGCGTGTGGTGCTGGCGGCGGCGGCGGCTTCGGCGGCTCCTACGCAGCAGCGGGTGGTGGATCGGGTGGTGGGGGCGGTGGCGGCGGCTCTGCCTCCATCGCCGAATACGCCGCAGCAGACCTGGCCGGCTCAGTGACTGTCACGGTGGGCGCCGCAGGCGCGGGCGGCACTTCGGGATCGGTAGTAGGAGCCGCAGGTGGCATCAGCAGTTTCGGAGCAAATCAGTACGGCAGTGGCGGCGGCGGCGGCTCTGGCGGCTCCGCTGCGACGGCATCCGGCGGCGGCGGTACGTCTGGCCCGATAAATGCGCAAGGCGGGTCTGCCAGCGGCGCAACGGCAGGAGCCGCTGGCACGTCGGGCGCTGCCGGCGGTAGCGGCGCGAATGGCGGCGTTGCCACCTACCCGCTGGTTGGCTCTGGCGGCGGCGGTTGCGGCGCGACCGGCACCGCCTTCCGCGCGGGAAACCCGCTGAACTGCGGGAACTCAGGTGGTGGTAGTGGCGGCGGATTTGCGGCGGGTGTCGCGCAAGCCGGCGGAACCGCTGGCTTGGCGATAACGCCGACAGCCCAGGTTGCCGCACCAGGGGGCGCCGTTTCGACGGCCGGCAGCAAATCCTCTGACCCCGCGATCAAAAACTTCATCTCGACCACGCATAGCATTGGCCTGGGCGGCGGGGGCGGGGGCGGCGGCTCCTCGGCCAACGGCGGCGTGGGCGGTGCTGGTGCGGGGTATGGCGGCGGCGGTGGCGGCGGTGGCGCGGGCAACAGCACGGGCGGGTTTGTTGGCGGCGCTGGTGGCGCTGGCGGCGCGGGCGTCGTCATTGTCGTGACGTACTGCTGATGGTCGCCGCGCAATCCACGCTGGGATCACGGGCGATGGCGCATGCCGTGCGGCATGGCTCGCCGCAACCCATCTTGCCGACCTGACGGGAGCAAACATGACCGCCAGTGAGAACGAGGTGAAGTTCATTCTCGCCGCCATTGCGGACGGTCGTGAGGCATCAGCGCGCGAGCATGCCGCGCTGCGCGAGTTGGTGCTTCGGCAGGATCAGGATGTCGAGCGCAACCGCTCCATGATCCAGGCTGTGGACGACAAGGTAGGCAAGATCAACGAGACGCTGGCAGGCGCCAAGGGTGGAGTTGCCGTCCTGAAGATGCAGGGCGCCTTCATCACCGGCGGGTCGTTTGCTGGCTTCCTGGCTTTCCTCAAGGTGCTGTTCGACGCGGCAAAGGGCAGTGCATCCCCATGAACGCCCTGATGCCGGTAACGCAGCGCAAGATGCCGGAGCAAGATGCGAACCGCATCCTGCTGCACGCAACCCGGTTCCAGCGCGCAGCAGAAGCGCAGCGGAAGTGGGCCGAGCCGGCGAAGAAGGCGGTGGACTACTACGAGGGGCGCCAGTGGTCGGCGGCTGACTTGGCCAAGCTGGCGGCGGAAAAGCGGCCGGCCCTGACGCTCAACAAGATCCGGCCGATCGTGAACCTGGTTCTCGGCTACCAAATCAACAACCGCTCCGACATCAAGTTCATGCCCGGGTATGACGGCACCGGCATGGCGGAGATCGCGTCGGCATTGACGCATGTGGAGAAGGAGATCGCCGAGCGGAACCTCCTGCCTTTCGTCGGCTCCGAGGTATTCATGGACGGCGTGGTCGCCGGCCGCGGCTTCTACGACAGCCGCATGGACTTCAGCCAGAACAAGCTGGGCGAGGTGAAGGTGCGGGCGCAGGACCCGTTCAGCACCTACCCGGACCCGGACGGCTTGGACTACGACCTGAACACCGGCGCCTTCGTCTGCACCAGCCGCATGGTCAGCCCGGAGGAGGTAGGCCTGTTCTACGGCAAGTCGCTGGCGACGATGGTTGGCCCATTCATGCAAGCCGGCGGTGTCACCAGCGGCCTGCCCAGCGGCTACGTCTATGCCGCCGACGAGATCACGCCGGTTCGCTCCTTCGCGCAGAACAGCGACAAGGAGTTCCTGGCCAGCCACTACGCCGACTATTTCCACGACTGGATCGACGCGGCGCGCAAGTCGGTGCGGCTGGTGGACATGCAGCACTACGTCCTGACGCGGCGCTGGTTCTTCGTGGACCTGGAGACGGGCGACCAGCGGCCGGTGCCGGATAGCTGGACGCCGGACCAGGTGAAGAAGACGCTGGCCTGGGCGCGTGCCCAGGGTGAGCCGCTAGTGGTGCAGGAGCAGCTGGTGCGCCGGGTGCGCTGGACCCACCTCATTGGCGATGTGATCGCCTTCGACGACTGGTCGCCCTACGACACCTTCACCATCACGGGGTTCTTTCCCTACTTCCGCCGCGGCACCTCGCAGGGGCTGGTCGAACACCTGACCGACGCGCAGGACGAGGTGAACAAGCGCCGCAGCGCGCGACTGAACCTGCTGGGCCGGGCCTCGGCGGCGGGTTGGCAGTACGAGAAGGGCAGCCTGGACGCGCAGCAGAAGCGGAACCTGGAGCGGTTCGGCAGCACGCCAGGCATCAACATCGAGTGGGATTCGAAGAACGGCAGCTTGTCGTCGCCGAAGCCCATCAGCATCGAGCCAGCGCAGGCCGGTGTGGTCGCGGCGGAAAAGGATGCGGCCCAGGACCTGAAGGAAATCGCCGGCGTGAACGACGCGGCGATGGGCCAGGTGGACCAGTCCATCATGTCCGGCCGGGCCATTCAGGCGCGGCAGCGGCAGGCGCTGGTGGGGCTGGAGGGCTTCATCAGCAACTTCCACCGCAGCACGCAGATGCTGGGCAAGAAGCACCTGGAACTGATCCAGCAGCACTACACCGAGCGGCGCATCATCCGCGTGACCGGTGCCGGCAATACGCCGGTGCAGGTCGCCATCAATGAGCGCACGGCGGGCGGCATCGTCAACGATGTCACGCTGGGCAGCTACGCGGTGGCTGTGACCGAGACGCCGATCAGCAAGACCTTCCTGGAGGCGCAGTTCCAGGAACTGATGGAAATGAAGCAGATGGGGATGCCGATCCCCGATGATTTCCTGATCGACGCCTCCTCCGTTGAGCGGAAGGAGGAGATGAAGATGGCCGTCAACGCCGCCCGCCAGCAGCAAGCGGCCGCAGCCGTCGCGGCGCCGCCGGCGGCGCCTGGCAAGGCAGCCGGCCCCGGACCCGGTGGGTCACGCCTTGGCCGTGATGGCGGTTCGCTCCCGGCCGGTCCGGAACCGGGCGCCCCGCCCGCCGGGCCGTCCATCACCAGCGCATCCCCGGCGCTGTAGCCAGAAAGCACCCCAGCATGAATCTGCCCCTGATTGGCGGCGGAGCGGGTATCCCGTTCCACGCGCCCTTCCGCACGCACAAGTTGGACGACGCCGTGGTGCAGGCATCCCTTGGCCAGCACCTAGTCGAGAACGTGGGCTGGGGCTGGTACGCCTGGGTCTGCTTCAGCGATGGCCGCGGCCTGGCGCTAGGCCACACCGCGGGGACGCGCAAGCCAGACGCCGAGGTGTGCAACCTGCTGCAGCAGACTGCCATCCTGCTGAACGCCACCTTGGCCGAGGATGGCCACTGGATCGTCGCCTACAACCTGGAGAATGAACCTGTCGTCCTGTGGCGCGACCACGGCGGCGACATTCATGTCTGCTTCGAGATCGGCGTGCCGGGCGTAGCCCTGCTGTCCTGGCGCCCGTCCGACATTTTCACGCTCGCCCATGAGGCGCTGATGACCTACCGCGCCCAGGTGGCGCCGCTGGAACTCAAGCCAAGCGAGCAGATCTTCAAGGCGCTCGGCCAGAAGGCCACCCCCACGCGCCACTGAGTTCGTCTGCCTCGGGACGATACCCGGGGTCCCGCCGCCATGGGTCAAGGGCGCACCCGCACTCCCGCGAAAGTGGAACCACATGACTGTCGATACGATGAACGGGCTGCCCGATGGGCAGAACCCGGCGATACCCGATTCCGGGACCGCCAATGCTGCGCCGCCGGATACCTCCGGCAGCATGGCAGACCGCGATGCTTCTGAACTGGCCGCGGCTCTTGCCGCTGCGCAGGCGGAAGACGTGGTCGCGGACCCGGCCGCAGTAGTCCCCGCTGCTGATCCCCCGCCCGCGGCGCCCCCGCCGGCCCCCGCTGCCCCGGCCACTCCGCCGGCGCCGCAGGGCCAGGTGATGGTGCCGAAGGCGCGGCTCGACCAGGAGGCCCGTGCCCGCCGAACGGCGGAGCAACTGGCCGACTATCGGGCTGCCGAGATCGAGGCGTTGCGGAATGGCGCTGGCACCCCGCCAGCACCGGCCACCGCACCGCAGGGCGCATCCACCACGCCGGTTTCCGAGCAGATCAATGCCCGGCAAGCCGAGGTGCTGGATGCCGCCCGCAAATACGATGCCGGCGAGATCACGAGCGAGGAGTTGGTCCGCACCCAGCAGGCGGCAGATGCAGCGATTGCGGAACTCCGCTTCGCCGCATTCCAGGCGCCCCAGCAGGCAGCGGCCCAGCCAGGCATAGCCGACCAGATTGTGCTGCAGACGCAGTTGCAGACCCTGGAAGCCCAGCACCCCTACACGCGGGCGCTGGACAGTCGGCAGGCCCAGCTACTGGCCAACATTGCACGCACCGAGGCAGCGGCAGCCGGGCAGCCCTATGGCTCCACGGCCGCCGATACCATGAACCTCCGCGCGCATGTGGCGGCATTGTCGGACCTGTACGGGCCGCGGTGGGGCTTGACCCTGCCGCCGGGTGCGCAAGCGCCGGCCGCCCCTCAGTCGCGTCAGCAGGCACAGCAGCCACGACCCACCGGCGCGCAGGCCCCGGCCATGTCAGCGGAGGCGCAAGCGCGCCTGGCCGCGATGGACCGGGCGGCGGGCCTCCCTCCCGACACCGCGGCAATCGGCGCGGCCGGCATGACGGGCGACGACATCACCGAAGCGCGCATCGCCACGATGAGCGACGAGGAGATCGGTGCCCTCCCGGCGGCCGTGCGGAACCGCATCCTTTCAGGATGAAATCCCATGCCTACCACTGATTTTGGCGCGCTCTCCTCGGCGAAGAAGCGCGTTTGGGCCTCGCAGATCTGGATGGCCGGCCGTGACCAGAACTTCTTCATGGCCAACGGCTTCGTCAGCGACGGCATCAACAGCGTCATCCAGCGCATCAACGAACTGACGGAGACGGCCCGTGGGCGCGTCTGCGTCATGCAGCTGGTCGGCGACCTCGCCGGCGACGGCGTGGTTGGCGACAACCTGCTGGAAGGCCGCGAGGAGGCGATGTGGAACGACACGCTGGAAATCCGCATCGACCAGATTCGCAACGGCGTCCGCTCCAAGGGCAAGATGGCCGAGCAGGATACCGTGGTGCGCTTCCGCGCCGTGGGCAAGGAACGCCTGGCCTTCTGGCTCGCCGACAAGATCGACGAGTTGATGTTCCTGACGCTCTCCGGCACCGCCTACACGAAGAACCTGGACGGCTCGACGCGCTCGACCTCCAGCCAGCTTTCGTCCCTGACGTTCGCGGCGGACGTGACCGCCCCGAGCAGCGCCCGCATCATGTACGCTGGCACCAACACCAGCACTGCGACCCTGACCACCGCGGACAAGATGAACTGGAACCTGATCGTCAATGCCCAGGCGCAGGCGAAGCGCAAGCGCATCAAGCCGATCCGCTCCAGCGGGCGCGACTACTACGCCTTCCTGCTTTCGACCGAGCAGGCACGCGACCTGAAGACCGACAGCACCTACCAGACCAACGTGGGCCGCGCCGGGGCGAAGGGCGACAGCAACCCGCTGTTCAAAGGCGCGATGGCGGTCATCGACGGGGCGGTCATCTACGACCACCAGAAGGTGCCGAATACGCTGGGCCTGGCCTCGTCCAGCAAGTGGGGCGCCTCGGGCACCGTGGACGGCGCGCAGGCGACGCTTCTCGGCGCGCAGTCGCTGGGCCTCGCCCTGCTGGGGAACGTGGACTACTCGGAGTCCGACAACACGGACTACCAGAACCGTCCCGGCATGGCGGTCGGCCGCGTGATCGGCATGGTGAAACCGAAGTACCAGAGCAAGTACGACAGCCGTACCAGCCAGGACTTCGGCCTTCTGTCGATCTACACCGCCGCCGGCGCCACGCAGTAAGCCCTCGGCTGCTGCTGAAGCGGGCCGGCGCATCCGCGCCGCCCGCCTTCTCCCACAACCACCTGCGGGCGCCATGCGCTCCATCGGAAAGAGGGCCATCACATGCCCACCAACTACTCCGTCTATGACGTGCAGATCGCCGATCTGAACCGCGGCCAAAATATCGGCGGCGGCGGTTCCTGCTTGGTGATCGCGGCGGGCCTGACCAACAAGGTCACGCTCTACGACCCGGACAACAACTATGCCGCGCTGACGCAGCCGGTCGTGCCGAAGAACGGCAAGATCCGCTTCGCCACGGTTTCCACCGTGACCTCGGTGGACCTGTACGGCATGGATAGCGTGGGGCGCTTCTTCGTTCGCCGGGGCATGTATCCCGGGGCGGAGTCGGAAGCCTTCATCATCGGCGACGACTACGAGCAGAATGCCATCGTGCCGTTCGATCCCGCCGACTACACGGCCGGCACCGAACTGCAGACCGGCTTCGTGTTCCCGATCGGTTCGCTGATCCGGCCGGCGATCTCGATGACGGTCACGGCGCTGCATGCGGCCAAGACCATCAACGTGGGCCTGCTGTCCTCGGAAAGCGGCGGTTCGGCCTCGGGCCTGATCAACGGCCTGTCGCTGGCCACCGTGGGCGCGATCAAGCCCACCGCGGCGGCGACCATGGGCTCGTTCCTGATCGAGACCATCGCCACCACGCCGGCGGTCAACCTGCCTGTGCCGAAGGCCATTGCCGTTGGCGCCGCGCAGACCCTGACGCTGACGACCTCCTCGGCGACGACCACGGCGAAGGGGTTCCTCCAGATCCCCTACGTCCGGCCGATCCCGTAATGCCAGGGCCGGGGCTTCGGCCCCGGCTCCCCCTTTCCACCCCAGCCTGAAGGAATGCCGCCATGAGCGGGACGAAGACGAAGCCGACGCTCGCCGCCGAAAAGCCGGTGCAGTGGTCCGTGCTGGACACCAACGCCAAGGACCGCAACCTCAAGCGGTATCACGAGTCCGGCGGCCAGCTTTACGGCCTGTCCGCCTATGAGGCGGAACCGATGCCCAAGGAGCATGCCCTGGTGTTCCTGCGTGACCCGTCCTTCACCGTCCGCGATGAGGCCGGCACCATCGTCCGCACCCTGCCGAAGGCCGCGCTGGCGGCGAAGGGCGAGAAGCTGGAACTGGAAGCCAACCAGACCATCGCCACCTACGACGAACTGACCAACGACGCCCTGCTGGCCCGCGCGTCCCTGCGCCCCGGCGGCGCCGTGACCTTCGGCATGCCGCGCGAGGCGCTGATGGAGTTCCTGTCGAAGGCCCCGGCCGTGCTGGAACTGGCCCCCGAGGACCGTGCGCGCGACACCGGCACGCCCGAGGACCCGGACATGATGAGCGATGAGGAACTGGCGAAGATGCCGGGCCGCAGCGCCGACGAACTGCTGATGGGCGGGGGCTGAACCCGCCGTGCCCGTCACCCTGGAAATCCGGCAGGTCTGCGAACTGGCCCTGCAGAAGATCGGCGCCTTCTCCATCAACGACGCGGCGGCTTCGGCCGAGGAGTTGGAGCGCGCCCGGTCCTGGCTGGACATGGTGGTCGGGCATATGTGCGCGCAGCGGCGGCGCTGGTGGCTGGTGGAGAACACCGGCACCGTGACGCTCGCCGCGGGCATCAACAGCTATGTGCTGCCGACCGCGCTGGGCGTCGCTGCCGACTCCATCGAGTTCGTCATCGGCGCTTGGCGCGTGCAGGTGGATGGACCGGAGCGGGTGCCGTTCGACCTGATGCGCCGGCAGGAGTGGGAAGCAACCACGCGCCTGACCAGCGGGCCGCCCAACCAGGGCTACATCGACCGGGCGACGACCCCGACGCTCTACGTCAACCCGGTGCCCTCGGACCTGTCCTACAACCTCGACGTGGTGTGGCAATCTTTCTCGCCGGACCTGGTGAGCACCAGCGCGGCCACCCCGCTGCCCAAGATTCGCCGCGCCTGGAATTTCGCCCTGGTCCACGCCCTGGCGGCAGAGATCGGCGACGGCCCGATCCGCAAGCTGCCCGCCGACGAGGTGAAGGGGATGCGGGACACGGCGAAGCGCCTGCTGGCGGACCTGGACGCATACGAGGACCAGGAACACGCCGACGAGCCGCGGCGCACCGAATACAACGACTTCTGAGGGGGATGCCGCGATGCGCGCTCTGCTGACCGACTTCCAGCTGAACAACCCCTACTACGCCGGCTGGACCATCACCGTGTTCGAGGTGAACCAGAACCTGCAGCGCACGACCACTCTCGCTTCGGTGTTCTCCGACCCGGTGGGCAGCGGGGCGCGAAGCAACCCGATGACGCTGGACAGCAATGGCGCCTTCCCCGGCGGCCCCTGCTACGTCGAGAAGCCGGTCATCCTGGAGGCGTCCAACGGGACGCTGACCGTGGACCTGGGCGCGGCCGGCCTGTTTGGGCGCTGGCGCGGCGTGTGGGCCACCTCGACGCTCTACTATGCTGGCGAGCGTGTGCGGCACCCCAGCAGCCCCAGCACCTACCTGGTCACGACCGGGCATATCAGCGCCACTTTCGCCACGGACCTGGCGAACGGGCTGCTGGAGCAGGAGATCGACGCCAACAGCATGGCGACCGCCGCCGGCGCGACGCTGCTGGGCACCACCATCCCCACCTCGCCCGCGCCGGGCTACCTGCGGGTCAACTCCGCGGGCAACGCAATCGAGGGTTTGGACGGCCCCACCTTGCGCAGTGCCATCCAGGCGGCGGACAGCACGAAGGCCATTCTGAAGGACGGGAGCGTTGCCTTCCTGGCGGAGCAGGCCCTGGCCGGCGACCCGACGCAGCAACTGAGCGCCGCCCCGAAGCAGTACGTGGATGCTGCGGCCGGCTGGAACCGGGTCACCAACGGGGACCAGGAGATTGACCAGCGCCATGAGGGCGCCGCGCAGACCTTCACCGCCGGCGCGGCCTTGGCCATGGCGGTGGACCGGTTCTACGGGTTCTGCACCGGGGCTAATGTGACCGGGCAGCGGGTGGGCGGTACCGCGCCGAACACCGCCAACTACCGCTTCACCGGCGCGGCCAGCGTCACCGGCATCGGCTACGGCCACCGCATCATCGCGGAGGACAGTCGGGACCTAGCCGGCAGCACCGCCTCCCTGCTGGTGGACCTGGCTAACACGCTGCTGACCAACGTCACCTGGGCGCTCTACTACGCGAACAGCACCAACACCTTCGGTTCGCTGGCCAGCCCGACGCGGACCTTGATCGCCACGGGGACCTTCTCGGGGATCAGCAGCACCATCACGCAGAAGCGTGTTGATGTGGCCTTGCCGGCGGGGGCCACGACCGGGCTGGAACTGGTGCTGTCGGTCGGCGCGCAGACCTCGGGGACTTGGACCATTGGCGGCGTCGGCCTGACGCCAACCGGCGGCAGCAGTGCGATTCAGCGGCGCCCCTTCGGCGTGGAACTCATGCTGTGCCAGCGGTTTTTCCGGAAGACCTTCCCGCAAGGCACCGCAGTCGCGGCCAACAGCGGCGTGTTGGGCGGGGCGATTGAAACCTCGGTGCCGGCCAGCGTGACCTCCTTCCATGGCGCACTCTGGAAGTTCTCGCCGCCGATGCGGGCCGCCCCAACCACCATCACGACATTCAATCCCCTGGCTGCTGGGGCGTTGTGGTCGAACGCTGCCGCTTCCAGCACCTCGACCGTTTCGACGGCTCGCCCCAGCGACACCGGCGTCAGCATCTTCATGAACGCCGGGACCGCTTTCTCGCTCGGCAGCCCCGACATTTACCTGATCCACGCAACCGCTGACGCGGAGCCAAGCTGATGCCTCGCTCAACCCGAGTTGCCGAGTTCGATGTTCAGCGGCCAGGCTATGGCGGCAAGACGGTCACGGTCTATGTCGGCGGCACCACCACGCCGGCCAGCGTGTACTCCGACCCCGCCCTGACCGTCGCAGCTGCAAACCCGCAGACCCTGACCAATACCCTCGGGCCGGATGGGGTGACGGCCTATGGCAAGTGGATCGCGCCGATCTATGTCGGAACGCCCTACGAGTTGAAGGTCGGCGGCACGGATGCGACCGGCATCGAGCGCCTGCCGCTGTACGACTTCGACGGGGTGGATATGTCCACCGGCACGGCGGAAGCGACCCGCGGCACGGTTGCCCGCACGCTCGCGGCCCACTTCGACGATGTGATCCACGTCTCCGACTTCGGCACGCTGGGGAACTCCTCGGCGGCGAACACCACCACCCTGGCGGCGGCCATCGGCGCCGCGGCTACGCAGCAGGGCGGCAAGGTGCTGGTGCCGCCAGGCAACTGGACTTTCACCACCCTCACGCTGCCGGCCGGCGTGATTCTGGCGGGCGACGGTTCCGGCGTCTGCACCCTGCGCAGCCTGGAAGCCCAGGCCGTGGTGACGCTGGGCGGCAACGGCGCCGGCCTGGCTGGCATCACGCTGGACGGGGTGAACCTGCTGACCGCTTCGATCGGCGTCTATGCGGTCGGGCGCACGGACGTTGTGCTGGATGACGTGGTGGTCAAGCGGTTCGATACCGGCATCCATGTGAAGGGCGGCGACCGCATGGTAGCGCGGCGCTTCTACCTCTCGAACTGCAACAAGGGTGCCGACTTCCGCGGTGATGACGACGCCTCTGCCAGCGCCGCCGGCGGGCCGTTCCGTGGCCTGCTATGGGAAGGCGGGAAGGTGGACCTCTGCACCACCTGGGGCGTGAAGTTCAGCTTCATCGACGACATTGTGCAGGGCGCTGATATCTTCAGCGTGGACTTCCTGTCGAATGCCTGCCCGGCGGTGTTCCTCAATGGCGCGCGTTCGGTGCAACTGGACGGCTGCCGGTGGGCCTCGAACACCACCAATATCCAGATCCAGGACGACACCAACGCGAGCCGGATCGCCGACAACACCGCGCGCCAGTTCGCCGTGAACAATGGCCGGATGAACGCCGGCCAGATTCTGTTCAACGGCATCTGCGACAAAGTGCTGTTCGATCGCTGCGACTTCGTGAACATCAGCTTCGTCCTCAGCATCCCGACGAACGCGATCCTGCTGCTGGACTGCCGCGAGGACGCGGCCTGCACCAGCACCGGCGCCACCTCCAAACTGCTGCGCTACGCCAGGTCCGGCCGCGGCCAAGTTCCGGGCGTGACCACGGACAACACCTGGACCATCGCCTGGAGCCTGTCGCTGAACCCGGGCGAGATTGTCCGTCTGCGGGGGCGGTTCCTGGCGCGGCAGCGGGACGGCGTGAACCAGCTTTCCGGCGAGATCGTCGCCACGGGCAGCCGGGCGCCGGCCAACTTGGGCTTCGATACCGCCGTGGGAACCCTGGCCATCGGCTCCATCGTCAGCGGCGGCACCTCGGGCGCCTCGGGGCGCGTCGTGTCCAGCACCCAATCCGGTACCGCCGGCAGCCTCGGCGTGCGGGACATTCAGGGCATCTTCGTGGTCGGCGAGACGCTGGCAACCTCGACCGGGCAGACCGCGCGCTGCGCCTCGCCGCTGGATACCCCGGCGGTCACGGTCAACAGCGCCGATGTGGCCAGCGTTACCCCGGCGCCGAAGACGGACTCGACCTGGGACTACACTGTGGACGCGCAAACCCCGCTGGTCCGGGTGAAGGTGAAGGGTGGCGCCAGCCAGATTGTCGAGTGGCTTGTCGAAGTCGATGTGATGAGGCCCTGACCTATGGCGCAGTGGGCGAAGTGGCCGACGAAGGACGCGCTGTTCACCAACGCGGACCCGACGATCCTGCGGGTGGCGCCGGCGGCGGTGGAGAACCTCTATGCCAATGCCGCCGGCGGGTTCTCGCGCACGCCGGGGCTGCAGAGTTTCCTCAGCCTGCCGGGCGCCGGGCGCGTCTATGTCTATGGCTGGCGCGACAACCTGGTTGCTGCCACGCGCTCGGGGAAGATCTACCGTATTGGCCAGGACGGCGTGGCGGAGGACGTGACCGGCGTTCCGCTCTCCGGCGGGCAGCGGCCGGTGTTCTCCGGCACCGAGGATGAACTGGTCATCGCCGCCGGCGGGCCGATCCTGCGCCTGGCGTCGCGGCGCACGGAGATCCTGTCGGACAACGCGCCGGCATCAACCCATGTGGCCTTTGTGGACGGCTACCTGGTGGCGATCGAGAGCCATAGCGGGCGGTTCTGGTACAGCGACCCCGGCGCCTACCGGACCTGGAGCGACCTGTCGGTGTTCACCGCCGACGCCAAGCCGGACGACCTGAACGCCTGCATCGTCACGCCCTACCGGGAACTGCTGCTGTGCGGCCAGGACAGCATCGAGCAGTACGAGCGGCTGGCGAATGGCAAGGCCCCCTTCTACCGGCGCTGGACCACGGGTGAAGGCCTTGGCTACCCCTACACCATCGTCGCCGATGTGAACGGCACCTGGGGGGTGAACAAGCGCAAGCAATTCGTCGAGTTCCGCGCCCAGGTCAGCCGCGAGCAGAGCGTCAATGTGGCGATGACCATGCAGGCGGTGGAAGACTGGACCGACGCATGGGCCGCCCCGATCCTGGTCCACGGCCAGTGGTTCATCATCGTGCAGGCCCCGTTTGCCTCGAACCACTACGGCGGCAAGGGCGTCACCTTCCTGCTGGACAACCGCACCCACAAATGGAGTTTCCTCTACGGCTGGAATGCCGCAGCTGGCCAGCCGGCGCGGTGGCCTGGCTGGTCCGTCGCCGACGCCTGGGGGCGCACCTTCGTCGGCGTCGAGGACGGCATCGCGGAGATGAGCGGCGACACCTACGATAACCTCGGCAGCCCATCCCGGGTGCTGATGCGGTCGGCCCACGTTTCCGACTTCGGCCCGAGCCGCATCGACAACGTGCGTATTCGGCTGCGCCGCGGTGCCGGGCCGGCTGGCGGGCCTGTGCCGCAGGTCGGCCTGCGGATGATCCGCGACAACGCCCGCGCGACGAACTGGTCCTGGCGCAACCTGGGTGGGCCGGGCGACAACGACCTGACGCTGCGCTTTGGCGGCATGGGCAGCGCGGACACCTGGCAGATGGAAATCTGCTGCACCGACTCGGTGCCGTTCGAGTTGACCGAGGCGTGGGCGCAGGTGGAGCGGCTGGGGTGGTAGCGGCATCCGGCAATACCCTATCGCCGCCGCCGCGCCTTTCCGGCGACCAGCAGGCCGACAACCAGGCGATGCAGCAATGGGTCCAGTCGCTCTATGTGGCGCTGGCGCTGAACGCGAATGTGGTCGGCACGCAGGAGGACCATGAGGCGCGGATTGCCAAGCTGGAGGCCGCGCTGGCGCAGATCGCCGCCCTGACTGCGGCGGCATCGCCGGCCTCGGCCACCTACGCCCAAGCCGACGCCACGGTGCTGGCCGACAACATCAACGCCATCATCACCGCCGCAGGGAGCGTGACCGCATGACGCCCGATGAATGGCTGCGGAGCCTTGGAACAGGCAATGCGACGCTGGCCAGCTACCGCAACCCGGTGATCAACCTGCCGCAGGGGCTGCCGGGCTATCAGGTGCCGCTGGCACGCAGCAATGGCGCCGAGTTCCTGTATCCCGGCTTCGGCTGGGACCCGGAGCGACAGGGGCTGCCCGTCGCCCAGCAGGACTATGCGCCGAGCGCGCTGGCCGGTGTGACGGCAGCCGGGACCCCGGTGCCGAATGCGATCACGGCAAGCCGGCTCACCACCGGCGGGGGCAGCGACCTTGCCGCGACCCTGCTGACCAAAGCCGGCCTGTTTGGCGCCAGCAAACTGCTGAACAGGGTGGTGAACCCGCAGCAGGGGGCGGCGCCCTCCAGCCAGCCGACACCAGCCGATGCAGTACCGGCCGACGCAACCGGCACCGATGCGCTGACGGCACCGGACGTGACGCCGGACCCGGGCGCTGGCCAAACCCTTGTGCAACCGGATGCTGGCCTCGATGCGTTCCCCGCGGACCCGGCCGGCGGCTACACGCTGAACGCAGCCGATCCCGGCCTGGAGCCTGCCGCGGATGCCATCGCGGCGGATGCGCCAGCCAGCGGAGGTGGGCTGTTCGGCCAAGCCTATGACGGCGCCGCGAACTACCTCAGCAACATCAACCCCATCACGGCCGGCGCTGGGGCGCTGGGGTCCTGGGGCGGCGGCCAGCTTGCCGCATCAATCGCGCCGGGCGATGCGGAGCAGCAGCCCTTGGCGGCTTCCGTGGGCGGCACCGCGGGTGGCGTGGCCGGCGGCGCGCTGGCCGGCGCGGCGGCGGGCGCCAGCGCGGGTAGCATCATCCCCGGCATCGGCACCTTGATCGGGGCGTTCGTCGGAGCGCTCGCCGCCGGTTCGCTGGGCGGCGGCTCGCCGGACATTCCCTATAGCTGGGCCAACGTCCACCTCGGGGATGGCGGGCTTCAGGCGGGCGGCGGCGAAGCCGGGAATGGTGGCGCCGCGGGCTACTCGACGCGGCTGGCGGGCGACGTTTCGCGCTACCTGACGACCCAGGCCACGCAAGCCGGGAACGTGATCGACCCGACTTTCCTGGGCACCAGCTTCGATGTCGGGTCCTACAACGGCAACCTGACGTACCAGTTCAACACGCCGGGCTATGAGGGTTCGCCGCAGGGCGCGCACGAATACGACTGGCAGGGGAAGAACCCCCTGGACCTGGCGCAGTTCGCCTATTCCGACCTGGTGCGCCGCGGGGTGGTGACGCCGACGCCGCAACTGGATTGGGCGACAGCGCAAGGCCAGGTCCAGCAGCAGCAGGATCAGGTCAAGACCGATTGGGAAGCAGCCCTTGCCGCCGGCAACAGCGATGTGCCGGACCATTGGGACCCCAATGCGCTGAACATGACCTTCTACACGCAGCCCATGCAGCAGCTGCTTGCCGCCCAGCATCCCCGAGTGCAGACGCCCAACCTGGAGCAGCAGGGGGGCGGCGGCCCTTCGGGTGACAGCAGCGACAGTGGCGCGGCCAGCAGCGCCGAGGCAGGGACTTCCGGTTCCGCATCAGCAGGCCCGGCGGCCAGCAACAACTCCTCCGATAGCGTCAGCAGCGAGGACAGCCCCACCAGCGTGGACAGCATCGGCGACGCCTCGGCCAACGCGGGCACGCCTGCGGCCGCGCCGTCGATAACTGGCGACCCCGGGCCCGGTGGTCCGGGCGAGAGTTCGGCAGCCGCGCCGGCGAATGGCACGGGCGAGAGTTCGGCTGACAGCGGCGGCGGCCCTGGGGCACCAGGCACTGGCGGCCCCGGCGGGCCGGGTGATGCTGGCCCAGGCGACGCTGGCCCAGGTGCCGGCGAAGGCAGCGGCAGCAGCTACCGTGTCGGCGGCTTGGTCCCAGGCCCCGGCGGGGCGCCACAACCAGTCCCGATCACGGCGCACACCGGCGAGTTCGTGATCCGTCCCGAGGCCGTCCAGAAGTACGGCGAAGCCTTCCTTGAAGCCATCAACCAGGGGATTGCTCCCCGTAGCGGAGAAGCCGCGATGCCGATCATGCCGAACATGCGGCCGGGGATGATGACGCCCGGGATGCTGCCGGGCCATCAGGAACCGGATGACGACGAGTACGGCGGGATGCCGGACGGCGATGCCGACGACCAGGGCGGTGACAACAGCGCCTCGCCGGAGTTCCCCTGGAACTCCCCCTACGGGAACGTCGCCACGGGGCCGAGCCCGTTCGAGGCCGCGACCGGGAATCCCGGGGCGCTGACGGGGCAGTCAGCGGTGGCCAACCTGCAGCGCATGGACCCGAACATGCAGGCGGCGATCCTCACCAGCATGGGCAGCAACCCCATGGTGGCGAGCGCCTGGCTGAACCTGCTGGGGCCGGGCTTCGAGCCGCTGGTGAAGACGGCGCTCGCGGCGTCCCAGGCGCTCCAGCAGCGGCAGGCGCAGATGATGGGCGGTGGCCAGCCGGGCATGCCGCCCGGGGCGCCGCCGCAGGGCATGGCCGGCCCTCCGCCCGGCGCCGCGCCGCCGCAGCCCGGTATGCCCCCGCAGGGCATGCCTCCCGGCCGCATGTAATAGGAGAGCAGAGCCATGGGCATGTTCGACGATTGGGGCTTGAGCGACCTGTTCTCCGGGCTGTTCGGCGGTGACGGCGGCGGCGGTGGCCCCGACCTGGGAGCGATCGAGCAGACCCCGTTGCCCGACTTGCCCGGCTACACCCCCGGCGGCATCGAAGACCCCTCGCTTCCGATGCCGCCCCCAGCGCCGCCCGGTGACCCAGGCTCCGCCGGCGGCAAAAGCTGGTTCGGCCAGGCTACCGACGCGCTGGGCGGCGGGCGCGGCCTCGCCTCGCTCGCGGGCCTTGGCCTGGGCGCTGGGCTATCCGCCTCCGGCAACACCGCGGCGGCGAACACGGCCAGTGACGCGGCGGTGCGCGCGGCGCAGATCCAGGCCGACGCACAGGCGCAGGCCAGGGCCGCCTACCAGAAGAACGCGCTGGCGGGCATCGACGCGGTGAATACCGGCGTGAACAACTATGCCGCCACCATCAACCCGCTGCTGACGCCGAACCCGATCATGCTGCCGCAGTACCGCGGCCTGACGACCAGCCAGCAGATCGGCCTCGCCGACCTCGACCGGAACAACAAGGCGACTCTGGCCGCGTCCGGGCTGCGTGGTGCCGGCCGGGCGGGCATCGGCACGGTGATGGACAGCGAGAGCCGGTACATCGCCAACGCGCAGGATGGCAATGACCGGCAGCGCCTGCAGGCCATGCAGCAGGCGCAGCAGACCGCGAACAGCGCCCGCACCGGCCTGGCGGGGGTCTATGCCGGCCAGGGCAGCACCATCGCCAACATCGAGACGGGCATCGGCAACAACGCCTCTGGCTCGCTGGCGACGACCGGCAACAACACGGCCGCCGCGGTCAACACGGTGGGGCAGACCCAGGCCGGAGCTACCCTGGCGAATACGCAACTGGCTGGTGGCGCGCTGGGCAGCATCGGCGCCACGCTGGCGCGGGCCAGCAAAGCCGACAAAGCCGACGCCTACGGTCCCGTTTAAGGAGCAAGGCCATGTCGCTCGCCTTCATCACTTCCGACCCGGCCGCCGCCGCCTACGACGCGCAGTCCGCGCGCATTCGTAGGGACGACGAGGAGACCAAGGCGCAGAACGTAGATGCGGCCATGCGCCGTGGCCTCGGCGGCGTTTATGCCAACAGCCCAGCCACCGCGCCGCCGGTGGTTAGCGATATGCCGACTGATGCCGTGACGCCGCCGGCCCGGATGGAGCCAACCAATCCAGCGCCGCCGCCGCGGGCGGTGCCAGCCGCTACTGTCCGGCCGGAGAATGCCCCGGCCGTGGCCGCGCGCGAGCGAATCATGCGCGACCTACCGCCTGACCAGCAGCCTGCCGCGCTCGCGCAGGTCAGCGCCTCGGTCGCAAGCGGCCGAGGGCTGCCCGCAGCGCCGGTCTATGGCGGCGTCCGGCCTGATGCAGAGGCCCCGGGGTGGGACCGTGGCTTGGCCGCACCCTCTGGCGCCGTCCCAGCGATCGCTCCAGCAGCGGGCGCGGTGCCCGCCATGCCGCCGCCATCACCGCAATACGCCCAGGCCGGCGGAGGCGGCTACCGTCAGTTCAATCCGCTGGCCGGCGTCGTCGCTGAACTGTCGCGCACGCCCGGTGGTGGCGCGGCTGCGATGCAGGCGGCCATCGCCGGCGAAGGGATGGCGACGAAGCGCGCCATTGGAGACGGGCGCCTCCAGGCCGCGCAGGGGACTGACCGTCGCCGGGCCGAGCAGGCTGCCATGACGGCCCTCGGGAAGGGCGACCTGCAGGTCTATTCGTATTGGGCGCAGCGTGCGGGCATCAACCTGCCTGACTCGGTGCTGCAGAGCGAGCAGGGCCGGCAGCGCGTAGCGACTGGCTCTCTCCTGGCCCAGCGGTTCTACAGCGACAAAGGCCAGATGCAGAACTTCGTGCGGGCCTACATGCAGACCGGCGATGCTATGGCGGCTGCGACGGCAGCCGGTCGGCCCGTGGATGCCCCGGCTCAGTGGTCGCCGTCGTGGGTGCAGAACGCACAGGGCGAGATCGTCCAGATGTGGCAGAACCGGCGCGACCCGACGCAGGCGCCCGTGTTCGGCCAGATGCCGGCAGCACCGGCACCGGGCGCGACGGCCGGTCCAGCGGCGGCACCAGCGGGTGGGGCTCCTGCCGCGCCGCCGGCAGCCGGTGCGCCGGGCGGCCAAGTTCTCCGGCCACCCAGCAGCGGCGCGCAGGCCCGCGAGGCTGACCGGATGATACGCCTGCGGATGTTGAAGGCGGCCGGGCTCGACGATAGGCAGGCGAACCTCATTGCCGGCGGCGCGGCGATCACGCCGAGTACGTTGGCCCGCGTCTATACCAGCGTCGCCAACGAAGTCGGCGCTGATGTTCTGATTGCGCAGCCGCAGAAGGCCGCGGAAGTCGAACGGCGCATGGCCGCATTCGGCCCCAACTGGCGTCAGATGCTTGCAGGCGGTCTCCCAGGTGGAGGGTCCTCGACTACGACCGCGCCCCCGCCTCCAGCCCCGGCCGCGCCCGCCGCAGCCGCGCCGCCGGCCAACCCTCGTGGCCTGCCCGTGCCCCGTACTCCGCAAGAAGCGAGGATGCTGCCGCCGGGGACTGAGTTCATGACGCCGGATGGCCGCACCCTACGCGTGCCAGCCGCGGCACCGGCGGCCGCCCCATGAGTGGAGCGGACCCTTGGGCCGACTTCGAGCCGGTGCAGGGCGGCCCGGCTGGAATGACCTCGCTTGCCCCTGCTCAGGAAGCAGCTTTCCGCGGGACTTGGGCACCTGAAGTGGCCCGCCTTCAGGGCCGCTCAATCGGCGATCTGATGCGCGACCAGCAGGACTACGACCTGCGTGCCGCATACCGAGCCGGCGCCATGCCGGATGCGGATGGGCACCTCACTGATCTCGGCAAGCTGCCCAACCATCCGACCTTCTCGGAGGGCTCGGTCTATTCGACCCCAGCGCAGCGCGGTGGCCGGTGGATGGAAGATGGGCGAGGCAACGACCTGTTCTCCCCAGCGCCGACGAACCTGCGGCACCGCAGCTTGCCGGAGATGCGGCAATATTTCCGCGAGCGCGAACGGCCTGGCGCGCGGGTGCTGACCCCGCGAGGCGTGACCCCAATTCAGGGATGGGACGAGCCCGCTGCTATCCCGCCGGCCACTGTCCCCCGGCTCATGGGGGAAGACCCACGCCAAGGCCTGGCGTCCGTGACGGCGCAGCCCGCGCCTCCTCCGATACCCGAGGGCCAACCATGACGAACCTCGCTTCTGACGATTGGGCTGGCTTTGAGCCAGTGGCCGCTGACGAGTGGGCTGGCTTTGAGGCGGCCCCGGCCGTTCCGCCACGCCAGGCCGAACCGCGCAGCCCCACCGAGCCCCCGATCGTGGCCGGGCAACCCTTCTGGCGCCCCGGTGCTGCCGAAGCTCCCCGCGCGCTGGAGGCGGTATCTGCCGCGCCCCCGCCAGCGCAGGCGGCATCCCCACCTCCGCCGCCCGCAGGCCCGCCGGCCCCGCGCATGGGCAACCCCGGCGCCCGCATGGCGCGGCCCATCGAAGGGTTCGACGAACCTGCGCCGCTGCCCGGCCCCCAGCCGCTCATGCAGGAAGTGCCGATGGAGTTGTTCCCCGGCAGCCCGCGGAATCTGCGGCCGGCGGGGCAGCGGGTGGATACCCTCAACTTCACGGACCCGCAGGGCCGCGTCACCAGCACGGTGCGCCAGCCGGTGCCCGACGACATGGCGACGCCGCGCCCGCCGCCGGAGTTCCCGGACCCGCAGGAATACACGCGCCCGCAGCAGCGCGACTACGCCAGCCTGACGCCAGGCCAGCGCGCCGGGGACCAGCTGCGCAGCGGCGTGGAGACGCTGAAGCAGGGCATCGACAGCATGGGGCTGGGCGGCATCTACGGCCAGTTGCAGCAGATCGACCGGGCCGACCAAGCCGCGGCGAGCGGTACGCCTCTGGCAAGCCCGCGCCGCATGGAGGCGGCGGCCGGCGGCGGCATGGACGCGCTCTCCCCGCAGCAGCGCGCCATCATGCGCGAGCGGCTGGAGGCCGAGGCCGGCCAGAAGCTGACCAGCATCATCACCTCCTCCAACCGGCAGGCGCTGCTTGCCAGCAACCCGGCCGCGCGTGCCATCACCGAAGCCGGCAACGAAGGCCGCTGGCGCGACGCCTGGCGCATCTTCCTGACGGACCCGGGCGGAATCATCCAGCAGTTCGCCGTCGAGAGCGCGCCCCTATCGGCGCCGATGATCGTCGGCGGCTTGGCGGCTGGCCTTGTCGGCGGCCCCGTCCTCGGCGCGCTGACCGCGTTCGGCGGCAGCTACGGGACCGAGTTCGGCCCCGGCCAGGTGCAGGCCATCCTGGAGGCGCTACGGGCCCGTGGGGTGGACGTGACCGACGAGCGGGCCGTGGCCGGATTCCTCCGCACGGACCCGCAGATTGCCATCGACGCAGCCAGCGAGGCCGGGCGTGCCGCGCTTGGCCCGGCCGCCTTCGACGCCATGGGCATGGGCGCGGCCGGCGGCCTCCGGCGCGGCGCGGGCTTCCTGCGGAATGCCGGGGTCGTGGGGCGGAATACCGGCCTTGAACTGGCGGGCGAGCCGGCTGGTGCCGCGCTGGGCCAGATCCTCGGCGGCGGCAGCATCGACAAGCCGGGCGATCTGATCGGCGAGTTCCTCGGCGCCGGGCCGCAGGTCGTCGGCAGCACGGCCTACGGCACGCTGATGGAGATGCGGCAGCCTTCACCCCTGGCCGGCGTGACGGCACAGCAGCCGCAGGACCAGACCACCACGGCGCCCAACCCGGGCATGCCGGCAGACCCCCAGGCGCCTCCTCCGGCAGCCGGGGTGCCTCCGTCCCAGGTGCAGCCTACGCAGGACGTCCCGCCTGCCGCGCCTGGGGCGGGGGCTGCTGTCCCCCCCGCTGGGCCAGCGCCTCCTCCGGTCCACGTCAACCCCGGCGCCCCGGACCTGGAGGCGGACCTTCAGGACCCGCGCCCGGCCGAGCAGATCGAGGCGGAGAAGGAGGCAGCCGCACAGGCTGCCCTCCAGCAGGCCCAGGCCGCGCTTCCCCGCGGCTGGACGGTGGAGCGCCAGGACGGCGACTTCCTGCTGTTGGACCCGCACGGCAACGAGGCTGGGGCGCTGAACCGCGCTCCCGATGCCGAGGCGGTAGAAGGCTGGCGGCGGCTGGCAGAGCAGGCCAACGCGACGGGGGTCTATAACGACGCCATCCGCGACGGCGACGGCACGAAGGCCGCGCCGGTGCAGGCCGTGCGCCCGGGTGACGTGGACCATGCTGCCGGCCAAGCCAACCCCGCGCCGACGCCAGCCCAGGCCGAGGCAGGGAACTACGCCAAGGGGCATGTCCGACTGCATGGCTTGGACATCGCCATCGAGACGCGGAAGGGCGAGACGCGCACCGGAGTTGGGGCTGATGGGCGCCCGTGGTCCGTCCAGATGCCGGCCCACTATGGCGAGGTGAAGGGCACGGTCGGCAGCGACGGCGACGCGGTGGACGTGTACCTCGGCCACGACGCCGAGAACCCGAACGGCACGGTCTATGTCATCGACCAGGTGGATGCCGACACCGGCAAGTTCGACGAGCATAAGGCCATCATCGGCGCCGGCTCGCTGGCTGAGGCGCAGCGCCTGTACCACGCCGCGTTCAACGATGGCCGCGGCCCGGATCGCATGGGCGCGGTGCTGCCGCTGACCCTGCCGGAGTTCAAGGCCTGGCTGGCGAGCGGCAAGACGAAGCAGCCGCTGAACCCGGCGCAGATCTCCAAGGGCATCCGCGACCGGCGCGCTGCGGCCGCCCAGCAGCAGAAGGCCGAGGCTGACGCGAAGGCGGCCCAGGCGGCGGAGGAGAAGGCCCGGAAGGATGCCGAGGGGCAGAAGGTCAAGGCCGAGGCTGACAAGCGCGCCGACGCGGCCAAGCAGTACCAGCGCGTCCGCAGCCTGATCCACAAGCTGCGTGAAGCGGGCATGACGGACTATGCCAAGAGCCTGGCCGAGATGGTCCAGAACAACCGCAAGCAGGGCGTGCCGCCGGGCGCCGCCGGCGTGGACGAACTGGAGGCTTCGGTCACGCGGACCATTGCCCAGCACATCGAGAAGCAGGAGGCCGAGCGCGTCCGCAAGCTGGCCGAGCAGAAGCGCCGGCAGGACCTGGAGGCGGAACAGAAAAAGGCCAAGGAGGAGGCCGCGGCCCCCGAGGGAGAAAAAGGGGAGAAGAAAGGGGAGAAAACTGCCGCCCCCAAGCCGGAGCCTGTGGCGCCAGCGGTCGATCCAGAACCGTCGCCTGCGCCCGCCCCGGCCGGCCCTAAGCTGCTAGTGTCCGACGACCGCATGGCGGAACTGAAAGCCAAGCTGAAGGCCAAGATGCAGGGCCAGTTGAACGCTGGCCTGGACCCCGAGATGATCGCCCTCGGCGCGGAACTGGCGGTTGGCTACCTGGAGCGCGGCACCCGCCGGTTCGCCGCTTGGTCCGCACAAGTTGTTTCGGACCTCGGGGAAGAAGTGCGCCCTTTCCTCCGGGCATGGTACGAGAGCGCCCGCTACTACCCCGGGTTCGACAATGCCGGCATGACGCCGGCCGCGCAGATCGACAGCGGGGAACCCGAAGGAGACGACAATGCTGACGGACAGGGAGGTTCTGACGCTTCAGGCGGAGGCACGGCGCCGGCGGCGGGACCCGCAGTTGATCCAGAACCTGGAAATGCACAGCCGGATCCTGAAGTCGTGGGAGACGGAGCGCCCGGCGATGTGGGCGCGGCTCCAGACGCAGAACCTGTCGGAGACGATGGCCTTCCTGGCGCAACAGCGGATGTGGGAGGAACGGGACCGGCTGGTGGAAGCGGGAATGCCGATAACGGACGCCCGCGAGGAGGCCGAGCGCAACCATCTTCTGCTGGGGCCGGAAGCGGAAACGGAGGAAACGGCGCCGCCGACGGAGGAACTGGAGGAAGCGGTGCAGGAAGTGCCGGAGGTGTAGCCACCCCGAGCCCGGCGGGCCCTTCCGCCGGCGACTTCCACATTGATGACCCCGCGGCCTACCTGGGCGGCGGGCCGGTCGCGCGGTTCAACCGCAACCGCGCCGCGATCGAGACGCTGAACGCCGTCCGGGACAGCGACCGCCCTGCCACCCGCGAGGAGCAGGAGAAGTTGGCCGGCTATACCGGCTGGGGTTCCTTCGGCCAGGACCTGTTCAAAGGTTCATGGCAGAACCCCAATCCTCGGCCCGGTTGGGAGGAGCGCGACCGCTGGCTACGCGCGCACCTGGGCCGCCCGGCCTGGGAATCAGCCCAGGCCAGCATCCTCAACGCCCACTACACGGACCCGCCCGTGGTGCTGGCCATGTGGGACATGGTGCGCCGCGCCGGCTTCGAGGGTGGCAGGGTACTGGAGCCGTCCATGGGCACCGGCAACTTCTTCTCCCTCATGCCGCAGGACTTGAAGGCCCGCAGCGACCTGACGGGAATCGAGTTGGACACGACCACGGCGGAAATCTCCAAGCTGCTGTTCCCGGACTCCAACGTGCGGCAGATGCCGTATCAGGACAGCCGCACCCCGGACGGCTTCTATGACGTGGTGATCGGCAATTGGCCCTTCGCCGGTCAGACCGTCGCCGACCGCCGCCACGGCAAGATGAAGCCGACGCTGCATGACTTCTTCTTCCTGAAGGCGCTGGACCAGGCGCGCGCCGGCGGCCTTGTCATCGGCATCACCAGCCACGGCACCATGGACAAGGAGGGCACGCGGGTACGCGCGCACCTGGCGCGCAACGCGGAACTTGTGGCGGCCATCCGCCTGCCGACCGGCGCGTTCGAAGGCTACGCCGGGACTGCGGTGGTCACGGACATCGTGGTGCTGAAGAAGCGGGCGACCCCACTGCTGGAAACTCCGGACGAAGCCTGGGTAAAGGCGAGTATGGTGCCGACGCCGGCCGGCCCGGAGGTGCGCCTGAACGAATACTTCCGGCAGAATCCGGAGCGCGTGCTGGGCACCGTCAACTTCGGCAGCGGCACGACGCAAGGCTCGGCTGGGCTGATCGTGGATCGGCCCGACAACCTGATGGAGAAGCTGACCGCTGCGGTCGAGGCGATCCCCGAAGGCGCCTATGAGCGCGAGCGCGCCAACGACCACATCACCTACATCACCAACCACACCGCCGACCGCGAGGGCGCCCTGGTGTTCCAGGGCGATGAGGCGTTCGTCGTGCGCGGCGAGCAGCTTGCCCCGGCCCACCAGGTCGCCAAGTTCCTGGTGAAGTCGGCGAAGGAGAACGCATCGCGGTTGCAGCAGCTGCGCGACCTGGTGGCCATGCGCCGCGCCTACGCCGAACTCATCACGAAAGAGCGCGCCGGCCAAGATGCCGAAGCGGAGCGCACCACGCTGCGCCAGCAGTTCGAGGCATTCACCAAGGCGAATGGCCCGCTGAACAAGTCGTTCGGCCTGGCCTACTTGAGCAAGATCGACGACCCGTTCTACCCGGCGCTGGCGGCGCTGATGACGAAGGACGGCAAGCCGGCGGCGATCCTGTCGCGCTCGACGATGCGCGCGAAGCCGAAGCTGGAGAACCCCAGCATCGCCGACGCCTTCGTGTTGGCCCGGCAGCAGAGCATCCGGCCGACGCTGGCCGAGATCGCGGCGCTGACCGGCAAGCCGGCAGACGAGGTGAAGGCCGGGCTAATCAAGTCCGGCGCGGTGTTCGAGACGGTGGACGGGGACGTGGAACCGTCCGACCTGTACCTGTCCGGAAATGTCCGGGTGAAGCTACGCCAGGCGCAGGCGGCGGTCGCCGAGGGCCAGAAGCACCTCCAGCGGAACGTGGACGCGCTGAAAGAGGTGCAGCCCAAGGACGTGCCCTACTACGACATCGAGGTGCAGCTTGGCGCGACCTGGGTGCCGGAGGACGTGTACGAGGATTACGTCGCGCACATGCTGAACCGGCCCAACACCGAGGGCATCAACATCCGGTTCACGCTGGGGCGGTGGAAGGCGCGGTTGACCGGGCTGAACAACCTCTCCGCGGCCCGCAGTGGCTTCGGCATGGATGACCGGCGCGTGCCGTTCTCCCGCCTCCTCCAGGCGGCAATGTCCAACCAGACCTTCAAGGTCATGGCGAAGGACGACAAGGGGACCGAATACGTGGACCCCAAGCCGACCAAGCAGGCGGCCGACCGCATCGCCAATATCCGGGCATCCTTCGGGGAGTGGCTGTGGAAGGATGCCGAGCGCCGGGTCGCCCTGGAGCAGTCCTACAACGAGACGCGCAACGCCCATGCCACGCCGAAGTACGATGGCAGCTTCATGGCCTTCGAAGGCATGGCGCTGTCGCTCGGCCGCGGCGAGTTCCAGCTGCGCCAGCACCAGGTCAATGCCATCTGGCGCGCGGTGGTGAACCGGAAGTCGATCAACGCCCATGAGGTGGGCACCGGCAAGACGTTCACCATGGGCGGCATCGCCGTCGAGAGCCGGCGCTACGGCATCGCCAAGAAGCCCCTGATCCTGGCCCACAACGCCAACAGCAAGGCGGTGTCGAGCGAGATCCAGGCCATGTATCCGGCGGCCAAGGTCCTCTACATCGACAACCTCGCCCCGTCCGAGGTGGAGGTGCAGCTTCGGCGCATCGCCAACGACGATTGGGATGCGATCGTGGTCCCCCACTCGCAGATCGACCGTTTCGCGCTCTCGAAAGAGACGCTGATGGAGATCGCCAAGGAGGAGATCGAGGCGCTGGAGCAGGCTGCCATCGAGGCGGCCAAGGAAGACGGAAGCAGCGTCGATGTGGACGACATGGACGCCATTCGCGCCGGCGACAAGAAGGCCTCCGGGCGGCTCCGCTCGCCCACGGCGAAGGACCTGGTGCGCGCCCGCAACTCGGTCCTGAACAAGATCGACGCCCTGGCCATCCGTGCCAGCCGCGACAAGGCGGTGCAGTTCGAGAACCTGGGGATCGACATGATCCTGGTTGACGAGGCGCATGAGTTCAAGAAGCCGCCCATCGTCACCGGCATGAAGATGAAGGGGCTGCAGACGCAGACCTCGGATATGTCGATCGCGCTGAACTTCCTGACCAGCTACGTGCGGCGGCAGAACAACGGCAACGGCATCCACACCTTCACCGGCACGCCGATTACCAACACGCTGGTCGAGATCTTCCACCAGATGCGGTACGTCATGCTGGAGGAAATGAAGGCCGCCGGCGTCGATACCTGGGATGCTTGGTTCGGTAGCTTCTCCCGAGAGGTGCAGGACGTGGAGTTGTCCGCGGCCGGCGAGTATGAGCCGATCACGCGCCTCGCCGCCTTCATCAACGTGCCGGAACTGCGCCGCCTGGTGGGCCAGTACCTGGACGTGGTGTTCGGCGACGACATGCCGGAGATGCAGCCGCGCCGCACCGAGAGCGGCAAGACGATGGCCTCGCCCGACCTGACCGAGGCGGAGCGCGTCGAACTGGAGAACGGCCGCACCGAGAACGCCGGCGACCGGCCTTACAAGAAGGTGGTCAACGTCACCTCGGAAATGACGGACGAGCAGGTCGCCCTGTTCGAGCAGTTCCAGCAGGACTCGCGCACCTTCCGCAACGCCAAGGGGAAGGAGCGCCGGCGCCTGATGGCAATCGGCGACCCGTCCAGCCCGGTCATCGTGGAGGGCGGCGCCAACCTCGCCAGCTTCGACGAGCGGATGTATGACCGCGACCGGCTCCGCGACAACCCGCTGCACGGCCAGGAAGGCACCGCCCCCCTGGACCCGCGGAGCAAGGTCGCCCAGGTCGTGAAGAACGTGACGGAGATCTACAACTCCGACCCGCGCGCCAATCAGGTCATCTTCGCCGACCAGGGCTACAACAGCACTTCCGAGCGCGCGATACCTGAGACGGACCCGAAGCAGACCAAGCGGGTCAAGACTTTCTCCGCCATCAAGGACCTGGTGGAGCGTCTGGTGGCGTCGGGCATCCCGCGCGAGCAAATCGCCCTGGTGACGGGCGGGGCCAGCGCGGAAAAGAAGTTCGAGATCTCCGAGGCCATGAACGAGGGGCGGCTCCGCGTCGTCATCGGCCTGTCCAGCACGCTTGGTGTGGGCGTGAACATGCAGCGCAACCTCCGCGCCATGCACCACATGGACGCCCCCTACATGCCGGGCGACCTGGAGCAGCGGAACGGGCGCGGCTGGCGCCAGGGCAACCAGTGGAACACGGTGCTGGAGTACCGCTACATCACCGATCGGCTAGACGGCCGGCGCTGGCAGATCCTGGCAGTCAAGCAGCGGTTCATCCTCTCGTTCATGAAGGACAACAACGCCGCCAGCCGCATCATCGAGGGCGAGGCGGCGGCTGACGCTCCGTCCGACTTCCTGGAAAGCTTCGCCGAGGCGGCGGGCGACCCGCGCGCCCTGACCCGGGAGCAGATGAAGCGGAAGCTGGAAGGGCTGAACCAGGCCGAGCGCATGCACGGCCAGGCGGTGGCCGACTCCAAGAAGATGCTCGCGGACCAGTTGACCGAGAAGAAGCGCATCGCCGATTGGCTGACCGACGCCGAGAAGGAAGGCGGCCCGGTCGGGGCCGTGGCCGAGTTCGTCGAGCGCACGAAGGGCGACGCCTTTGAGGCGGTGATCGGCGGGAAAAAGGCGACGACCCGGGCCGAGGCGACCGACGCCGTGAAGGCGCTGACCGCTGACATGCGGCAGGGCGATTCCCAGCGCCCCGCGGGCCAGATTGCCGATGCGAAGATCACGATGGCCTGGCCGCGCCTGGGGTCCACGCCGGAGATTGCCATCAAGCTGGGCGGCTGGGACTTCTTCGGGACCAGCATCGCCAGCCTGGAATCGCAGATCCGCAACTTCCTGAAGGTGCCGGCCACGCGCCGGCAGCAGGCCAGCGAGATCGAGGCGAACATCGAACGCCTGCGTGAGGTGGTTGCCGCGCCGTTCAGCCGGGCCAAGCAGTTGAAGGCGGCCAAGCAGACGCTGGAGGACCTGGAGGCGGACCTGACCGCCAACCCGGTCGCCCCGCCCGGCTGGCTCCGCATCGGCACGCCGCGGGAAAGCACGGTGTTCTGGCAGGGCAAGCCCTTCACCGTGACCGGCCACCGCTGGAACAAGGACGGATGGTTCGTCCTGGCCGAAGATGACCGCGGCGGCGTCGTCATCCCCTACACCGAGGCGACGGACCAGCAGGGCATCCCCGCCTATGAGGAGCGGCCGTTCACGTCGCCGGTGGTGGTGGACCCGAAGGCGGCCGGCGCCCAGGGCGGCACCACCGTCAACTCCGGCCTGCCGTTCAGTCCCGAGAACTTCCGCCGCTTCATGCTGGAGCCGGCCCAGGCTGGCATCCGCGCCGCGACCGAGGCCTTCCAGCGGGTGCTGGACCGGGTGGTGGAGGCGGTGATGAACCGCCAGCGCCCGGTGCCCGGCAACATCGTCGTGGCCGACAAGGCGCGGGCGGACACGCTGACGCCGTTCCTGTCGCGGCTGCGGCTGCCCAACCGCATGTTCCGGCGCTGGCCGGCCCTGGCGTCGCTGGTGGACCAGGGCATCAAGGCCGAGGAGCATATGTCCATCTGGACGAAGCGCCTGGCGGCCAAGCTGGACAACCTGCTGGGCTCGCTGAAGCGCGGCCGCGGCGACCGCGAGAAGGTCATGGCGGCGCTGCTCGACGCCGATGCCAACGAGGTGGACATTGAGAAGGGCGACGTGGCGGATGCCCATTGGGCGGCGCACGGGCTGAACGCGGCCGAGGCTTCGGCGGCGGCCGGGCTGAACCGGCTGCTGGTGGAGGTGGCCCGCTTGGTGGACCAGCACCGGCGGGCCATGCTGCCCAAGGTGGTCGAGGCCAAGGCGACCGTGTGGCGCCAGATGAAGGCGCTGATGGACAGCGCCAGCGTGGCGGGCCCGCAGTACCAGCAGGCCTACCGCCGCCGGTCCTACCTCAACCGGCGCATCCGCGAGGGCAAGGGCGACCTGGCGGCGCACGCGGCCGAGATCCGGCAGATCAACGACGACCTGCGGGCCATGCGCGCCAGCGACCCCAGCATCCAGGACAGGCTGGACGACCTGCGCGAGCAGTACGACGCCCTGGAGGCGCGGCTGCAGGCGACCAGCGTGCGGACCCGGAAGGGCTACTTCCCCCACAAGTTCTTCGGCAGCTGGAGGCTGTACGAAATCACGAAGGAGAAGGACCCCGACACGGGCGAGCCTGTCCGCCGCGAGATCACCAGCGATCAGGGGTTCTACGACACCCAGGGCGAGGCGATCGCCGCGGCCGAGGCGTTCCTGAAGGAGAACCCTGGCGCGTCGCTGCGGGTAGAGCCCAAGGTGACGGTGTTCCCGGGCAACTCCGGCGGAGCGGTCCTGTCCGATGCGGCCTTCGGCAAGCTGACCCGGCAGTTGCAGAAGCAGGCCGGGCTTGAGGGCGAGGCGCTGGCCGAGGCGCTGAAGGGCGTGGCCAAGCGCCAGAGCCGCCGGCGCGTCTTCAGCCCCAGCCTCCAGCGGAAGGGCGCCGAGGGCTTCGCCGAGGACCTGGAGCGGGTGATGCGGACCCACATCGCCCAGGCGGTGCGGTACGTGGAACTGGACAAGCTGAAGTGGGCCTACGTCTCCACCATGGAGCGGCTGGGCCTGTCGGCGGCTGACCCCCGCAAGGTGGAGCGCAGCGGCCAGCAAGAGGTGCAGCGCACCATGGCCGCCTGGTTCCGCGACGTGAACGGGACCAAGCAGCCTGGCGAGAGCCAGCTTGACGCCGCGATCCAGCGCGCGGGCATCCCCCGGGCGACGCTGGTTGCCTTCGGCGGCATGAGCATGTTCGCCGGCCTGGTCGGCGCCCCCATCATCAGCCTGCCGGTGGGCGCCTATTTCGCGCTGCGGACGGCCAATGCCCTGAAGAAGGGCGGCGACTTCCCCACCCGGACGATCGTCGGCGACATCGCCAGCGACTTTGCCATCCTGAAGTTGGGCGTGCTGAACATCGCCTCGGCGGTGGTCAACCTGACGCAGACGGTGGTGAACACCTACCCGGTCCTCGGCGAGAAGTGGACCGCCATCGGCATGAAGCGCGCCTCCGCGGCCTTGTGGTCGCAGGCCCGGAACGCCGCGACGCCTGGCCGCATGTCCACCGATGCCATCCTCCTCCAGCGCGCGGACATTGCCAGCCGGTTCAACCTGCAGAGCGAGAACCCGGTGCTGGCCCACAACAAGGACCTGGTGGACCGGGTGCGCGGCTGGTTCATGCTGCCCTTTGAATCCGTCGAGCGGTTCAACCGGGCGACGGCGTTCCTCGGCGCCTATGCCAGGGCCGAGGACCAGGGCCTGTCGCCGGCGCGGGCGACCCAGGCAGCGCAAGACGTGCTTCGCCGCACGCAGTTCCACCAGGGCAACGCCACCCGGCCGGAGATCCTGCGCGACCAGCTGCTGCGGCTGCCGGCGCAGTTCAAGAACTTCATGGCGCAGCAGATCGGCTTCGTCGTCGGGCTGGAGGGCAAGGAGATCGGCCGCTTCCTGGTCGGCGTGCTGCTGGTGGCCGGGCTCCTCGGCTTCCCCGGGCTCCAGTTGCTGGACTGGCTGGTGCTGGCCTTCACCGGCGTCAGCGCCATCGGCGAACTGCGCAATGCGATCCTGACGAGCGGCGCGGCCGGCGAGTTGGCCGGGACCTTCATCGACGCCCTCGGCCGAGGGTTGCCGGCGCTGCTGGGCACCGACATTTCCAGCCGCGTCGGTGTCGGCGCCGGGTTCCTCCCGGACAGCGGCAGCGACTTCTCCGGCCCGCTGACCGGCACCATCCGGTCCCTCTCCCAGGTGGCGCAGGGGCATGGCGGCCTGGCCGACTACCTCACGGCCCTCGGTCCCTTCGGCAACCCGCTGAAGGCGATGGAGGCGGCGGCGAACGGCGCCAGCGCCACCTCCTCCAGGTTCTGGACCGGCGGCGTGATCGGCGACGGCGAGAGCCGAATGACCAACCCGCGGAAGCGGTCGGAGACGGAGTACCGCCCCACCAACGGCGAACTCGTCCGGTACGGCCTCGGCTTCCGGCCCCTCAGCCAGTCCCTCCAGGCGGACCAGCGCGCGGTCCAGGCGCGGGAGACGAAGGAGCGCACGGACAAGCAGAACCGGGCGCTGGCGGCCTACGTGCAGGCCCGGTGGGATGGCGCCCCGCAGGAGAGGCTGGTGGAACTGGCCAACGCCGCGCGCCGGGCCGGCGTCACGCAGCGCCGCATCGTGGACACGGTGCGGGACAGCGAGCGGACCCGGGCGGAGCGGGATCTGCGCCGCGCGCCGAAGGAACTGCGGCCGGGGGTGCGGGAGCGCCAGCAGGCGATCGAGGCGCGGGAGTGAACCATCAAGTCCCGCTTGATAGTTGCCCGGTCGGGTCAGGACCGCAACGTAACCGCCAGGAAGTGAGGCTATCTGCCGAAAAGCGCGTCACTTCCTGAAATGCCACCGCTGCGGCACCGGCTGAGTCCAGGAATGGTGTTTTTCGGCAGTCGCTTGCGGGTTTCAGCGGCTGGGGATCATGCCCCCCAGACAAGTGCGCTACCAGGCTGCGCTACACTCCGATGGCCGTTTCTCTAGGGTTTCCTGCCTTTGCCGGCAAGCCGAAAAACCCGCGTGACGCCTACGTGGCGGAACAAAAGGGATATGGAGGGAGGGTTCAGCCACCGATCCGTCACGGGGGCGTTCTGCCCCTGTTCGCAGAATGCTTCCCATGGGGTGGCGGGGTGAACCGCCATCAAAGGCCCATCCCCCAGCTAATCGCCTCCAGCCGCCGGGCCGCCTCCGTGACCTGGGCGGCGACGGTCTGCACCGCGAAGGCGATGGCCATCTGCTGGACGGCATCACCAGACTCGGCCTGGGCAAGCAGGTTGAACACCTCGGCCACACCAGCGAGTTGAGCGAGCGCGTTGCGGGCCTCGATGAGGTTGGCACGGAACGCCTTGTCTTGGGGCACAGTATAGTCCTACGCACGGCGGCCAAAGCGGCGGCCAAAGCGGCGGCCAAAGCGGGGAATGGCGTATACGTGATGACCGCCACGTTAACTCGCGCCGCATTCGGCGCTTGGTTCCGCGCCCGGAATCCTTCTACCTTCCGGCGAAACGGAGGTGCCCTTATGCGCGTGATCTTCCTGTGCCTGTTCCTGACGGGTTGCCAAACCGCGCCGACGACCGGCCAGGTGGTGGGCGACGTGCTGGACGTGGCGTTCTACACCGCCGTCTCCGTGGCGCTCGGCGCCATTCGGTAGCCAGAACGCAAAAGCCGCCCGCCCCGTGAGGAGCGAGCGGCTTAAGGGCACATGCTACGGGCCGGGCGCAACGCCGGCATCTCTTTGCCCCGAGAATCCCGAGGCTAGTTACCGCCCCAGCGTCCAGGGCGGTGTGGCGGGTAGCTGTTCCGCCGTCCGCAGTGGGCCGACTATGCCTTGGCGGCCTCGGCCCGCGCAACCTCCTCCTCGGTCCACTGGCTCCCGGTCAGGAGCGCCGCTTTACGCAGCACGTCTCGGTACGCGGCGACTGCTTTCGCGCCGGCGACCACCTCGGCGTAGCCCCCGGGGGCTGGCGGGACGCGGACGTTGGCCGCCCACTCCAGGGTTTTCTTGCAGAGCGGCGCGTCAGCCATTGGCGGTGGTCCTCAGTTCTTCCTCAGCGGCCACGGCCAGTGCGTCGTTGAGGCGAAGCCGGTGCTTCTCCCTGTCCGTCACCCACTTCATGGGTTGGCGCCGCGGCAGTGCGTCCAGTGACGCCGCGATCATGCTGGAGGTGGCCTGCGCCGGGACAATGAGGGCGCCCTGCCGCCTCAGCATTTCCGCGACGGCCTGGCCGTTCCCCCCGAGGTTCAGCGTCGAGAGCGCCTTGCTGACGCGTTCCCCGGCAAAGGAGACGCGGCTGGTGGAGGACAGCCGCTCGCGGATCTCATACGAGCCATTCAGCACATGCTCGATGAGGTGCTTTGTCATCCCTGGCTTGATCCCGGCCCGGTAGAACGGCACCACCACGCCCCAGCCGAAGTCATGCACCAGGACGCGCCACTCCGGCGCCAGGGTGTCGATCTCGGCCATGCGCTTGCGGATTAGCGCCAAGCCCGTGGCGTCCATGCCTCCGCTATCGGGCATCTGGCGCCTCCATTAGATGCGTCTCCAGCATCCCATGCAGGCAGTCCGGGGACCGCGGGCGGGCCTGGGCCGCCATCAAGCCGGCGTCCAGGCCGTCCCACCAGGGACGCAGCCGCACAGCCATGGTCTCGGCGATCATGTGCGGTTGCCGGATCACGTCTTCAAAGTCCAACGTCAGCAGCGGCACCGGGATGGCATTCAAGGCGCGTGGTTCATCGGCTTTCAGCTTGGCAACCATCAACCGCCGCGTGTTCCGCGTGTCAGGCACGTTGTGCCCCATGGCGCGCAGCAGCTTGATCTGGCTCTTTGCCTGCTGGCGCGGGTCACGCCGGAGCCAGATGGAGAAGAACCCGCCAGGGATCGAGACCGGCGCGCTTGGGCGTTGCATGCTGACATGCGGGTCCAGAACCTTCACCGCTTTGCCGCCCTGCTGCGTGAGCCAGGACCAGGACATGCTGGGGTAGGTTTCCTGGCACTCAAAATCGGGGTAGCTGCCGGCGACCTTGGCGCCCCCAGCGGCCAGCATCTGCATGATGAGGCTGGTGCCGCAACGGCCGAGGCCGCAGACCAGCATGATGGGGCGGTCAACCATTGGTCCCCTCCTTCCGTGCTCCGGGTTCTTCATGCTGTTCCACCTCCGCCGGCTGCCCGAACGGCAGCGCCAGGTGCGCCGTCGCCGAGGCAATGGCCGCCTCCTTCCGTCCCGGCATCAGGTGAGCGTAGCGCATGGTGGTCTGGAGGTTCCGGTGCCCCAGAGCCTCGCCCACCAGCCGCAGATCGCCGCCGTCAGTCAGCAGCCAGGACGCGAAGGTATGCCGCAGGTCGTGGATGCGGGCGTCGGGCACGCCGGCCGCCTTGGTCGCGGTGCGGAAGCTGCGGCGGAAGTCCTGGATCTGCCGGCCGCGGTAGAGGTGCGAGGCGCAGTGCGGGCAGCGGCACGCAACCTGCTCCCGGCCATAGACGAACACGGGCCCGGTGCGCCTGGCCGGCTCGGGCTCCAGGAAGGCCAGCAGCGCGAGCGCCGGCTGGGTCAGGCTGATCGTCAGGCGACGGTCGCCCTTCTGGATCATCACCGCCCGCGCCAAGTCGAAGCTGACGTTCTCCCACTGTAGGCCCGTGAGGTTGCCCTTTCGCAGGCCGGTCAGCAGGTCGAAGAACACCAGCGGCCGGGCGTGCGGGATGATGGTCCGCAGCACCTGGCCGGCGGTGTCGTGGCCGAGAAACCGCTCCCTGCCTTCCGGTTCCTTCATGGTGTGCTTCGCCTTCTCCCAGGTGCCGGCCTCGGCGCCCAGGATCTCCGTGGCGTACTTGCAGACGACGCGGAGGGTGGAGAGGTAGCGGTTGACCGTCGCCGGGCTGGACGCCGCGTGCTTGGCGTTCTGCTCCTCGGTCGCGCCCTCTCCGTCACGCAGGCCGCGCACCAGCCGGGCAATGCAGGCGTCATCGAGGTCGCGCAGGTCCGTCGCCGGCCCCAGCACGCGCAAAATGCGTGCCAGGAAGTAGCGTTGCGCCTCCTTCCCGTAGCCGCTGTCCTTCCCCTTGTCCTCGTACCAGCGCACGAAGGCCTCGTTCAGGGTGAGCCGGGGCTTTTCCCGCTCGCCGAGTTGGATGCGGCGCCAGGTGCGCTCCCGCTCCGCCGCGGCGAACGCGGCTGCTGCGGCGTGGTCCGCAGTCCCGCAGCTACCGCGAAGTCGATCACCCCCGATGCTGAAGTCATAGTGCCACCACGGGCTGCCCGCCCGGGTGACAAGCCACTCCTCCCCCGCGATTTTCCGCCGGCGGCCGGCTGGGGGCTTTGGTCGAGGGTCTGGTGTTGCTGCTGCCATTGCTGCCTCCTGTTCAGCCACTCCGCCAGCAGGGGCCTGGTGTACCGGCGCATTGTGCCGATGGTCACACAGGGCACCCCCGCAGCGCGGAAGGTCTTTGCATCAAGATGCAGGAGGGCAGCCGCTTGCTTGAGCGTAAGCAGCTGCAGGTCAGCGTCGGTGTATGTCGTCACTGGTAACGCCCCCTGCTTGTTGGGAAGGGGGGCAGGGCAGCGCGCCCGTCACATCGCGCTTGCTGCCCAGGGTGGAAGGGTAGGCCTCAGTCAGCCTGCAGCGGTTCCCCAACCTCTGCGGTGACTTCGGCCAAGCGGGCTTCGGCGTCCTGCGCTCGGGCGAACTGCTCGACGGTCTGCCGGATGATGCGCTGCTGCGCCTCGTCCAGCAGGTTGTACCGCTCCAGCAGGTCCACATTCGCGTGCGTCAGGAGTTCGGCATCGCTGGCGCGCGTGACCTTCGTCGTGCTGGTCGTCAGCGGGTCGAAGCCTTCGGCGAACCAGGCGATCTCGAATCCCAACGCGCGGGCGATGGCCCACAGCCGGTTGAAGAACATCCGGTTGCGGCCAGTCTCGTACTTCTCGATCGCCTGCGTGGTGAGGCCAAGCTGCGATGCGAGGTAGTCGCGCGACCAACCTCGCTGTGTGCGGGCCTGCTTGACCCGCTCGCCCAGGTAGATGTCCAGCGGTTCCACCGCCTCGGCGCGGGTCCGTGCGGCGGTCAGGGCAGACGACATGATCGGTACTCCTCAGTTGGGCTATTCGCCCGCGGTGACTCGCAGGCGAGGCTTTGCCGGCTGCTTGTCGCTGGCGGGCATGAAGGCCGCCAGCATTTCGGCGATGAAAGCATGTCCTGCCGGGGGCAAATGCAGCGTCTGGATCGACGCCTCAGTGGCAGCACGATCAGCGCGACGGTCGGCGCTGACGGTCGCACCGCGCAGGGTGACAACCGGGGCAGAGTGCGGCGGCAGGTCGATGATGATCTGGCGCAGCGATATGCGGGGCGAGAACGTGTTGGGCGTGTCTTGAGCGGCCATCCGAAAAGCCTCCGGGAGCGGCCACCATAGGCCGTTGCTCGCCCTATGGCATGTTGCGTGGTCGCGAAGCAATACTGTTGGGATGCCCTCCCCGATACGTGCGCCTGCATAGTTACCTTCCACCTCTCGTTAATTAGCCGCAGGCTTCCACCTGCGGTTGTGCCCCGTTAATGCTTCGACGCGCTGGGCGGGTTCTTGTCGATCTCGTCACCCGCGACTTCCACGAACTCCGGATCGGAGAGGAGGCGGGGCTGATCGGGCTTCACCACCACGGGCGCGCGGTCGTCCATGAACTCGCCGGCGTCGGCCAGCACGATGACGACCTGCTTGCTGCCGTAGCCGCTGGCGGCGCGCAGCAGGGCCATGGCTTCCGTCTCGCTGGAGGCGTCCAGGCCGATGACCGCCTTCATGCCGGCCTTGGCGGTGACGCTCTCCAGCAGCCCGCCGATGGAGGGCAGGCCGTGATTGGCGAACAGCGCGACGACGCCGCGGACCACCTCCTCCGCGGCGTGCTGGGCGGCGTTGATGGTGGCGCGCTGTTCGTCCTCGCTGCGATCGGACCAGGCGCGCTTGTCCTGTTCCTGGCGGAGGCGGTGGAGGAGGAAGTCGCGCACGTCGCCGGCGCAGGTCTTCAGCGCGAGGGCTTCGATCTCGGTCGCGCGGACAACCTTGTCGGCGATGCGCTCCTTGATGGAGGCGGTACGGGGGCGGGTGGTCATGGGGCGTTTCCTTCGTGGTTCAGAAGCTGGCGGCGTCGGGGCCGACGATCTGCTGCAGCAGCGCATTGCCCTTCTTCGTGAGGTTGATGTGGACCGTGCGCCGGTCGTGGACCGACTGGACGCGCGTGACCCAGCCGGCATCGACGGCCTTCTGCGCACAGCGCGTGACGACCGGCTTCGTCGTCTCGATGTGGCCGGCGTAGTCGCCGACCGAGAGGTTGCCATTGGCGTGGACGGCCATCAGGAACGCCAACTGGCGAACGGTGAAGTCCGGGTCGGCTTTGCCGGCGCGCACGCAGGCGGCGCCGAGTGTTGCAGGGGTGAGCATGGGGTGTCCTTTCGGGGTTCAGCGGTCGAGGTAGGCGAGTTCCCGCCGGGCTTCAGCACGCGCTTCAGCGGCCTCCTCCGCAGCGGATTCGAGGTCTTCCATGGCAGAGGCGATGGCTTCGCACTCGCCCTCGCGGTTCCACCAGGCGTCGAGGGCGTCCTGGCAGCCGGAGTGCCAGGCCAGGCCGTCGCACCGCTCGACGCTTTCCACCTCGGCGCTGGGGCCATGGCCGGGCTCGTAGTAGCTGCCGCGGTGTTCCGCCGTGAACCGGAAGCGCACCAGCACCGGCACCTCCAGTTCCAGGCTGCCACCCAGCAGCAGCGTGTGGTCGAGCGTGTGCATCGCGCGGGTCACTCCTGCTCGGCCAGCACGCCGTCCTGCAGCCAGTAGGCGCTGCCGGCGCCCATCTTCCGCAGGGCCGGGATGGTGCCGGGGTTGTTGTCGGGGAAGGAACAGGCGACGACGCTGGGGATGCCGAGCGCCCACAGCGCCTTGAACAAGCCCGGCCGCGCCGTCCGCACCAGCACGTCCGCCCGGTCCACCAGCACGAAGGCCGCGCCCTCCAGCTTCGCCAGGGTCAGGGCGATGCAGGTATCAACGCACCACTTCTCGCTCTCGGAGAGGTAGGCGAAGGCCCGGCCGTTCAGCGCGGCGGAGAGGTCCTCCTGGAGCGTCACGTCGCCCCACATCGCGGCGGCGCTGATCTCGGCCATGCTGGCGTTGAAGCCAGCCACGGCCTTGCCCGCCTTCACGGCGCGGCAGCCGTCCTCCTTCAGCGCGGCGAGCATCGGCTGGGTGCGGTGCCAGTCCTGGTAGAGCGCGGACGCCTTGACCCAGCAGTCCACGGCCTTCAGTCGCTCCTCCAGCTTGGCCACCACCAGCCGGGCCTCTGCGACCTGCTCGGCCGGCGGCCTCTTGGCGATTGCCAGGGCGTCCAGCTTGCGCTGGGCGTTCGCCGCGGCGCGCATCGTCACCGCCAGGTCAGCGAGAACGCTGCGCTTGGCATCGGCTTCGCGCCGGGCCTTCCGCAGCGCGTCGTCGGTCGCCACGATCTCCGCCGCCATCCGCGCCGCTGCCTTGCGAGCCTCGGCCTCGTTGGTGGTGTCGGCCACGATGGTCGGCACCCCGTTCGCGCTGCGGCTGAGGCGCAGTGGGGCATGGCAGTGCGGGCAGGGGATGGAGGAGACGGCGACCGTCTCCGCCGAGGCTGGCAGCACGGCGCGTTCGCGGGTCAGGCGTTCGACGCCGGAATCCAGTTCCGCCAGTTCCGCCGTCAGCGTCGAGTGCCGGGCAGAGACAGCCTCGCCTTCCGCGACCGTGGCCCGGAGCCGGTCGGCCTCGGCGGCATCCACCGCGCTGGCGCCGACCAGTTTCTCCAGCGCCTCAGAGGCGAGGCGAAGATCCTCGGCGGTGTCCGCGACGGTGTAATCCTCATCGGGCAGCAGCGCGCCGGGGCGCCAGGTCGCCGCCTTCTTGTCGCCCCAGGCGGTTTTCGTGACCTGCGACCACGCGCCCTTCTTCTTCGTCGAGGCCTCGGCCGCCGCCGTCGCCACGGCGTCCCAGCCGCTGGTTTCGATGCGCTCCCACAGGGCTGGCGCCGCCGCGGGGTCGCCGCCGTTCCCCGCCAGGTACTCGGCCAGGTCCTCGATGGTGGGCTGGGCGTCGCAGCGCGCGGCGAACTCCTGCCGGCGCTCGCTGTCGCTGCATTGCGACCACAGCCGGGCGCCGATCCCCAGCGACGAGCCGAAGGGCACGCTGCGCAACTGCCCCTCGGTCTGGAGGGTGCCTTCCGGCCACACGACACGCTGGCTGCCGGCGCCCCAATCCAGGGTGGCGCTGCCGGCTTCGGCGCCTTCACGCAGCACGTTCGGCAGGTCGCGCTTCTTCACCGCGCCATGGATGGCCGGTTCGTTGAGCGCGACTGCGGCGACGGCGTTCAGCAGCGAACTCTTGCCGGCGCGGTTCTGCCCGGCGATGAGAACGATGCCTTCCAGGCGGAAGTCTGCCGACTTCACGCCCAGGACGTTTCTGACCCTGACCTTCAGCATGGGGCTGGCTCCTTTGCCGAGGTGTCGCCGGCCAAGCGCTGGCTGATAAGCGCCAGCACGCCGGCTTCGTCAGGCGCATAAAAGCGAGTGGGCGAGCCGGGCTTTCCGGGCGTTGTCGTCCAGGACTGCCCGAACGTGACCAGGAATCCGTTCGAAATCGCCTCGATGGTGATGCTGATCGATGCCATCTCAGCCCCCGAAGTTGAAGTCGGGGACGGGCTTCTTGCCGGCCGGGGCAGCGGGCGCTTCGGGCTCGGCCTCAGGCGGGATCTCGCCATAGTCCTCGCCGGTCTGCTCCTCCTCCTCCGGCGCAGATGCCACTTCCTCCTCGGGCGGGGCTTCCACCACGGGTTCCGGCTTCGGCGCGGCCTTGGGCTGGGCCTTCGGCTTCGCGGGCGCGGCGGGCTTGGCCGGCTCGGGCTTCGCGGTCGGCGCGGCAGCGCGCGGCTTCAACGGCGGCTGCTCCTCCGCATCCTCGGTCTGCACCGCGCCGGCTGCGGCCGCGGCTTCGGACACGGTATCGCCGGCCACTACGCCCTTGCCGCCGGCAGAACCCGGCCAGAGGTCGTCGGGCTGCACCATGCCGTCCTTCACGGCCTTCAGGTCGGCGTAGGTCCGGGCCATCTGCGACGCGGACCAATCGCGGTAGGTGGTCGCCAGCGCGCTCTCGATTGCCGCCAGGCTGAGGCGCATGCCCTCGATCGTGCCGACCAGCCACTCCCGGAACTTCTCGGGGTTCTGCTCGACGCGGCCGAGGATGCTGTCCTTCGCCGCCATGTACGCGACGTTGGTGATGGTGGGGATGGCGGCCACCACCACGTTGCGGATCGCCTTGGACTGGCCGATCTGGAACACGATGTCCAACTGGCGGCCACCGTCCTTCATGCCGGTGTTCTGGCCCTTCCGCTGCTGGAACTCGCGGACGACCGTGACGCCCTTCTCCAGGTCCTGGAACGTGGCTGAGAACGTCCAGGCGTCGTGCGTCTCACGCACTACCGTCGCGCCGACGCGGCAGTTGCCGTAGCAGCTGGCGACGGCCATGGCGCAGTCGATGGACGGCCCCTCGACGAAGGTCGTGGAAAACCCTTCGCCGTCCTTGTTCCGGCTCTTGAAGGGGATGCGGTAGTAGAAGTCGTTGCCGCTGGCATTGCCGAGGGCCTTCGCCTCGGTCAGCACCTCCTTCAGGTTCCGCTTCACCGCGACGCGCTGCGCCGTGACGAAGTTGGCCAGGGCCTGATCGGTCGCGGCGCCGCCAACGCGGGGGGTCAGCGCGGGCAGCATGTCGCTGCCGGCGCCCGAGGTGGCTTCCTCGTAGGAATCGCGCATGGGGTCACGCAGCGCGGGGCGGGTACGGGTTTCCGACATGGCGTTAGCCCTCGCCCGTCTGCGTGGCGAAGGACGCCTCGCTGAACACGGGGGCCGGCGCGACGGGCAGCGGTTCGGCTTCCGCCTCGTCCATGACCAGCAGGTCCGCCACGCCCAGCCAGAAGCCCGCGGCGGTCAGAGCATCGTTCGGCGCCATGTCGTCGAACATGCCGCCCATCGCCATGCTGCTGGAGGTGGCGGCGGGCACGTCGATGCTGCCATCGGTGTTCACGAAAACGCAGACCCCGCGCAATTTCAGGTTGAACGACGCACCTTCGGGGCGGCCGTTCAGGGTGGCACGCGCCCAGGCGCGGGCTTCCTCGGCGCGCGGGGGCAGGGCTGCAATCGGGGGCAGGGGCATAGGGACGGTCCTCTTGTTCAGCGACGATGGGAGCGGCAGGAATCGGTGCCAAAAGCAGGACACCACCTCGCGCTGCAGAGGGCAGACGCGGGATTCGGCAGGAAGGCGTTGATCGGCGCCTCGCCCTTCGGATTGGCAGCGCGCATGGCGAACTCGGCCACGTCGCGCTTGATGGAGCCCAGCACGGACCACGCATCCTGCCGGGCCTGCGCCACGTCGATCGCGTGCGTCTCGGCCGGCGGCTGCTCGTCCCGCAGCGGGACGCGCTTGATGTAGTCCTCGGCGATGCGGCGGATGTTGAAGCCGTGCGCCTGGAAGATCATCGAGTAGGCGCCGTACTGGACGGCGTTCATGCGGCGCATGCGGCCCGTCTTCAGGTCGTGCAGCCCGTCTCCATCGTCGCCAGCGTCGGCGGCCATGAGGTCCAGCTGCCCGGACAGCACCAGCCCGGGGGCAAACTCGGCCTCGGCGCGCTCCTCGATTAGCACCGGGCGCAGATCCACCGCGACCTGGTGGCGGTACACCCGCGTCATGCGGACGACCTGCTTCTCCGCCACGTTCGGCGTGGGGCTGGTGTCGTCCCACTCCGCGCCCTCGGCCTCGATGCGCTGGCGCAGGCCGATGACGGCCTGTTCCGCCGCGTCGGCGTCGGTGCCGGGGCCGCTGCCGGCCTTCATGCACTCCAGCGTCCAGCCGGCGCCCGCATGCACGCCGGACCCCACCAACGCACCAGCGCCAGCCGCGCGCTCGGCGTTGACCGTGTAGCCGGCTGCGGCGAGGTGGTCGCGCAGATGCCGCGCGCTCCAGCGCCTCGGACAATCGAGGTACGTGACCAAGCTGCTCGGCCGGATGATGAGGTCGGCGCTCACTGCTTGGTCATCGTCCGGCCAGCAGTGGCGCGCATGGCCTGCATGTTCTGCAGCAACTGCTGGCCGATGTTGCTGGTGATGCTGTCGAGGCTGCCCGGCTCTTTCTCCATGGCCACACACACCAGCGCCAGCGCCACGGTAATGGTGTTGATTGCACG